CAAAATAAAACGCAATACAAAACGCAAAATAAAACGCAATACAAAACGCAATATAAAACGCAATACAAAACGCAACGGTTCGAAAAAAAAAAGTGGTAAAAAATATAGACAAACTAAAAAAAAAATGATGGGAGGATACTCTCAAGTTGATAGCAATAATCCAAATACACCCGGGTTCTCTTCACCAACTAGTGAATCTCTTCCATGGGCAACCGGTCCTTTAAGTAAATTAAGACATGTTAATTGTCAAGATAATTACGACCACTTTACGGGTAAAAGTAGCGAATCACCTGTATTAGACCAAGCTGCACCAGTTGGTGAAAGATTATAAATATATTATTATAACATGAATTATTTAATCAAACATATCCCTTTTAATAAACCACTTGTCTGATCAGGTGGTTTTTTATGATTTAATCTTTTTCCTCCTGTGCTTAGTATGCGCCATTGTTTTTTATCATACTCTTCATTATTGGCAATAGTAATAGTAAATTTCTGTTTTCTATACCATGCACACCTTTTCTGCCATTGTCTTTGAAATAGACCATGCATATCCACAATATCATAAACTACTGCGTTTGATTGTTTTTTTCTCAAAATTCTTCCAACTGCTTGTCTGACATCTGATTTGGGAGTCACCATAATTAATGATGTCAATGTTTTAATATCCAATGCCTCTTCTGCCATTGCATAAGTTGCGATAATTACCTGTTTATCTTCACTCAACTTCAAATCTTTTTGCTTCATCCCACCTACATAATATCCAACTGTTGATATTTTTCGGTTTTCGATGGTATCATGTAAATATTTTAATACATTCCTGTTGTGAGCTAGTACTATGAATTGTTGCGTCGGGTTTTCTATTAAAGAATCAGTCAATATTTTCAATATAAACTCTGTTCGTCTATTAAATTCGCATAATTTTTTAATCATTTTTGAATAATGAACTTGTCCTTTGAAATTATATTCTACCTTGGAAAATTCATCATCGTCTATTTCATAATTTATCCCTCTTATTGTAACAATATCATTTGATTCTCGCTCTTTTTTATAAACAACCTCTCCGATAAACATTTTAATTACATGGGTTAGTCTGTCTTTTCTCTCCATTGTAGCTGATAACCCCAACATATATTTTGTTACAATTTGAAATAATGCATTGCTGAATACTTCTGCTGCTATATGATGACAATTTGACACCACCGGACCATCCATGTATTCTTCGTTTTTGCCAACTATTTTAGTACCTATAATGTAATTATGATTATCTTCTACTTCAATATCATACACATATAGGTTTTTACATATATTTGTACCTTTATTTTTAAAATAACTTATATCAGTGACTCTTAATAACCCGTGATCTAGAAAATTATTACCCCATTCATAATTTTGCTCTCTATTACCTAATTCACAATCCATTGAATTATGAATATATGGACCTACCAATTTTAATAATTTTAAGGAATTTTCTTTATTAAATCTCAAATAATAATTTCCTTTACTTTTATTGATCGTACAATCAATGTTGTATTGTTTGAATTTTTTAACAAATTTTTCTTGAATTTCATAATCAAACTTATTAGAATGTATACATGCATATTTACTAATACTACAGTTATCCATATACCATATTGCTATTCCTCGCTCATCTAATTTATCTAATAACCGTTCCAGTACTATTTTATTACCTTTTGTTATTTTTTCTTCCAAATCAAATATTTTTGTTTGGAAGACATATAATGCTTTTTGTGAATATTCATTTTTTTCAATATATTTTAATTCTTTAACACCAAACATATTTGCTTTCCATTCACAATATTCTTTTTGTTTTACACAATGTGTTATTTTTAATCTATATCTATTTTTTTCCGTTATTTCTATATGACCATTGCCTAGATATGACCCATATATTATCTGCTGTTGGTCTTCATTTAATGCCTTTGATACAATACTATCTTTATTATTTGTATCATATTTAGAAATTATTAAATCTCCTTTTTTTAATTTATTCGCTTCAATATAACCGTTAACTGATAATATTTTATGTTCCGGTGTACAATTTATAACTTTGTTTGACATTTTAATTTTTACCAAATCTTCTCTTTCTTTTCTCCAAGAATAAGTCATGCTTTTATACTCGAACTTATTTGTTTCTCTATTAAAACTTAATATTTTAGGGAGTTTATCTTTATTTTTCCATTTTTCATATAAACTACCTATGCTAACATGACCTTTTTCTGTTTGCACCATCGTATTATAAGGAAAACATTCGTCAATTATAGTAAGACCAAACTGTTGGAACAAACTTATGGGGTATTTCTTCATAGATAAAGACTGAAGCATTCCTATAACTATATCTTTACCTTCAATATCAATAATTTTACCTTGGATTCTTCCCACTTTTGCGGTGGGAAGAAATTCATTGATTCTTTCTGTCCATTGCTGTAATAAGAATTCTTTGTGTACAATAACAATGGTTTTCTTTTTCAATTCTGATATGATTTTTAAACCCATCACTGTATTATGGGTAACTTGGAAATCTCCCAATATGAATCTCCTATTTCCATCTATTTCAAAACCATAATAATCACCCACTTCTTTTTTAACAACTTTTATTTGTGTAACTAAAACATCCTTAATCCGTTTTCTTGTTTGCGCTTTCTTTATAATTAATTTTACTGGTATATTTTCCAAGCCTTCGCCATCAATATGGGTTCTATAATAAACACCTTCTTTCTTTTTATATGCAGAAAACCCCAAAGAGCGCGATATAAATATAATATCATCTAACAATCTTTCATTTTTGTTAACTATATCATATCCATTATTTGATAAATAACCATCGCTATCAATAATGCCCGCCAATACCTGCAATTGTACTTGTCTACTATTACATTTATATATCTGAGGAATATTCTTGTTTTGAATTAAATCATATTTTATTACCATGTTTAAGAATTTATTTTCACTTGTGTTGTGTGAAATATTTCCTTCCCTTTGTAGTATAAATAAACCTAATTTATCAGCATATTCTGTAAAATATCGCATAACCGGTTCTGCCATGGTTGTAATTTGCGGATATCTGTTTGTACCCTCACACAACCAATATCCTAAGGCATATGGTTCCATTTCAACATCTTTTTCCGGAAATTTAATAGGAACCCTGTATCCTAATAATGGTGCATCTTGTCCATGAAAAGTTTTTGGCAAATTTAAATAATCCCTCACGGATATATCAACAATGTCTCCCTTTTTAAATTTATTCAAATAATTAACAGAACATTTTAATGATAATATATGAGATTCATTAACGGTATATGTATCCCCTTTATTGGGTACAATATCATACATCATTTCTCTTCCTCTCGCTAAAGTTAAAACCGTTCTTGGCGTTGAATCATCCCCCATTAATTCATCACCAACCTTTATATTTTCTACCATTGTTATTGCACCGTTTGACAGCATAATTGGTGTGCCCGCCGCTGTACATTTTCCTGCACCACAATGAATTTCTAGTAAACCGGCTCCTGTGGTTTTAGCACTATTCACATATTTTTCTACAATTGGTTTCTGAAATGGTCTTAAATCTCCTATAAATGCGATATTTATATCTTCACCATCTGAAATTTTAATTGCATCGGGTTCACCATATGTTTTCATGCCATAAAATCTTGGCACATATATTTTATTTGGGGATTCTCTATATGCAGGGAATGGTGTAGGTTGTGATATAGAAGTTTTAGGCACAAATGCCTTAACAGTTAGTTCTTTTCTTATTAACTCCTGTTCTTGAATAGTTAAATATTCCTTTTTAATACTATAACCTTTGGGTCCCAAGTATGTTGCAATCTCTTCGCTCATCATATAAATTATATTGATTTATTTAGGTTGATTCATTTATTTCAATTTCTTATAATAAAAAATATCACCTTATGATATATGACAGATTTATTCAAAATCATGAAAAAGGATACACATCATTATGTATTGGCAACACTGTTGGTAGTTTTTATCGTATCAGATGCTCCAATACCTGGAGTTATTGGAGAATTAGTTGATACTGTTGTTGGTAAAATAGTGGTTGTTATGATTGCTCTTAGTTTGTTTGGCGCACATCCCGTGGTTGGTGCAATTGGTCTTGTTGCTGCATATCAAGTAATTATGCGTTCTCAAGGACTTCATTCTGCTTCTATTTATATACCCAGTGAAAGAAAAAAGTCCCGGGTTTTAACTGCTATGAACCAATTCCCAGTTACCATCGAAGAAGAAGTTATTTTCAAACAAATTCCTTATGTATTTAAAAGAAATACCGGAGGAGATAAGTCCCCTTACAAAGGTGTTCAAGATAAATTGTATGGTGCTGCAAAACTAACTGAATAATTATTAATAATATATTATTAATTATTTAACATATCAACTCTGAATATTATCTAATTCCGCGGTTGACATTTTTGATATCCCGACTAGATTTTTATTTATTATAGTATAAATAAAATATATACATATTCCTCCAAACAATATAAAAAAAATTATAATAACTACTGTAAAAGCAGTGCTTTTTTGTATTTTTGCCCAATCGATAGACTGTGGTTTTAAATCCTTTTGACCAGTACTGAAGGTTGTGTCAGTATCGTAATATTCGGTACATTCCATTGCCTGTTCTGTATCATTATCCTTATCTTTATTGTTTGCTCCACCTGAATTATATGATACGAAACCTTCCAATGAAGTTCCTACAAATCCTTCTTTGGTACTGTCTGTAAAATCTTCAGAGTTATTAGCGGTTGGTTTTATTATTGTTTTAATTAAATTTAAATCCTTTTTGTTTATGGTTGAAGAATGATTTATATCAAATACAATCATCGTAGTCTTCATATTGCAGGGTGGGTATGGCGATTGTCCGATATAGTGATAAAATGGCGTTTTAGGAGCTGGCATGACATCATTCAGAGACCATTTTTTAACATTTACATTTGCTGGATAATTTTTTTCCAATGGAATATGTTGCGCGAATTGTTTAAAAAAAAATACAGAATCTCCTGTTCCATCGGTGGCTTTAATGGGTAAGCAAATCATATAGTTGGTTGACCCACCTTCATGTTTTAATATTAATTCAGCATCGGTATGTTTGCCATCGAAAGTATGCAATGATGGTGTGTATAATCTTGCGTTATTAAGAGTAATCGGTTGTGAATTATATGTTATGTTATTCTTCCCGTCAGTTTTAATTTCTAAATAATCGCCTTTATTAATTAATTCACAAGTACTGTTGGGATTATATGAAAAATTAAAATCACAATTACCTTTGCATTCGTCTTCATGTCGTGTATTTAATTTAGTAGATTCATTGTTAGGACAACTCATTAATATACTATTATAATAAAAAAAATATTAGTTATTGTATATACATATGAACATTACAAAAAAAAGATTGAGAAAAATAATCAGAGGGACAAATAATGTAACTATTAAAAAAAGGAAACGAACAAAAAAGGGAAGAAAAAGGGAAAGTAGAAGAAAAAAAAGATATCTTAATTTAAGAACATCTAGTTTGCGAGGTGGGTGGACGGGTGGAAATAAAAATAAAAGAACACAATCTAAAAGAAAAAAATCTAAAAGAAAAAGATCTAAAGGAACGAAATCTAAAGGAAAAGTACCTAAACCATATAAAAAGTCGCAATATAATCAGCCATCTAATACAAATGCAACAGTGGTTCCAACAGTGGTTCCAAAAGTAAAAAAAAATTCTTCAAGTATTAATAACTCATCTAATACAAATGTAACAGCGGTTCCAACAGTAAAAAAAAATTCTTCAAGTATTAATAACTCATCTAATACAAATGTAACAGCGGTTCCAACAGTGGTTCCAAAAGTGGTTCCAACAGTGGTTCCAACAGTAAAAAAAAATTCTTCAAGTATTAATAACTCATCTAATACAAATGTAACAACGGTTCCAACAGTAAAAAAAAAATCTTCAAGTATTAATAACTCATCTAATACAAATGTAACAACGGTTCCAACAGTGGTTCCAACAGTAAAAAAAAATTCTTCAAGTATTAATAACTCATCTAATACAAATGTAACAGTGGTTCCAAAAGTAAAAAAAAATTCTTCAAGTATTAATAACTCATCTAATACAAATGTAACAGCGGTTCCAACAGCGGTTCCAAAAGTGGTTCCAACAGTGGTTCCAAAAGTAAAAAAAAATTCTTCAAGTATTAATAACTTATCTAATACAAATGTAACAGCGGTTCCAACAGCGGTTCCAAAAGTGGTTCCAACAGTGGTTCCAAAAGTGGTTCCAACAGTGGTTCCAAAAGTAAAAAAAAATTCTTCAAGTATTAATAACTTATCTAATACAAATGTAACAGCGGTTCCAACAGTAAAAAAAAAATCTTCAAGTATTAATAACTCATCTAATACAAATGGAAATGTAAGAACAATCGCGGACCCAAATAATGTGGTTGATAGTGAAAATTCTAATAAGATTACATTGACACTTATTGTCCCAAAAGGCACAATGTCTTTTGTGAATAATGATGGAGGGGCAAATACGAATGATGCTCTGGTATTTACAAAGGAGATAATTAATTAATATGATCTAAATTACTTGATTATATTAATTACTAAATGTTCGCTGACGCTGTTGTGAAATCGGGATTTTAATATCTAATTTCTCTCCAATTCTATTCTTAAAGTCTATCAATGATAGTATGATACTATCAATCTTACAAACTAATTTCTTTTCACCTGGATATGTTTTTTTAAGCATGTACAATCCTCTTGTCAAGGATTTTGCCAACTCGCCAAGTTTTTTGCTTATATTCCTACAACTAATGTCGTATGTTATATTCAGCATATTTAATACTGTGTCTAGATATTTCATGAAAGTTGTAAAATCCTCGTCAAGGTTGGTAAATGTTTGCTCTCTGCCTTGATTTGTCCACCATCTTCTGAGCTGGATAAAATAACCAGTATTAACATGTTTGTAATATACACCACTACAATCTCTCGCAAGTTTATCCCCTTGTTCCAATTTCATAATGTGTTCGAATTTTTTCGAATAAGTAATGTATCCGAGTTCCAAATCCTTAATTTCCTGTTGATGGACATTTATTTTCCGTATTTGTGGGATAATATCTCTGTTTTTGTCCATTGTAATTAAAGCCATTTTATATATATAAAACATTTAAAGATATGGAATATACCGAGGTAATGCATTTTCATACATAGTTACCTTAAATGCATCTTTATAACCTTCTACATAAATTGTATCACTATTAAACAAGTCATCGCACCCATATTCATTTGTACAACTACGACCATTCCTTGATACTGGTAATTTAATACCTTGATGTTGGTCGCTTATCGTATAATATTGCCATTTGTTACGATTGGTATGAAGAGGGCGACCCATTAAAGGTAGTATTGTTTCTTTACCATTAAGTCTTGTTAGTAATCCAACCTGTCTATATGCATCATCGAATCCTCTAGTCCTAACATTAATAGGGACACCTCGTGGGTCAATGGTTCCTCTAGACGGAGGCATAAATCTATCTAATTTTAAAGGTGGTGAATATGGATTCATTAAAACATCTCGTGACGCGTCGGTAGATGACGCGTTCCATCTAGGAAAAAAATCGTCACTTCTTGAAATTATATCTTTATTTACCATAACAGTTGGTTGGTTTGGAGAGAAACCTGAATAATATAAATAAAGTACAATTAAACCAACTGCACAAATTAAAAATGTAATTGTTACATTTTCAATACAAATTACTCCTGGAGGACATTTGCGACGGACCATTTATATTAAATGTTTATATTTTTTTACCGTTCGGTAATTTTATACCACCCATTTTACCCATTAATCCCTTCAAGTTATCCATGCCACCCAATTTATCCAACATACTCCCAGCTTGTTCCATGAGAGGCGCAAAATCTTTTAATTGTCCCATCAGCTCTTTCTGCTGGTCCATTAAACCCTTTGTATCCTTTGTTAAATTTTTCATACCACCGTCGCCCAACATCTTATTAAGATTATCGTAGGCCTGTTCCATAGTAGCAGCATAATCTATTCTGGTGCTGTCAACCTCGTCTTCTTCATCGGTTGCTGCTTCACCAACTTTGGCTGGTCTGGAAGAAGCAAATTTACTTTCCATTGATTCCTTTTTTTTCAGTGATTTATTTTCCGGAACTTTATTTCCCATACCTTCTCTCATTCGACTGCTAGCATAAAAGATATTTGTTCCCAATATGGCCGACCCCAAGATAATAATCATATTTTTACTAAAGTGACTCGCCAAAGCACCAATGGCAATAAATACCATCAATGAATTAAAATCACCAATGGCTAAATATCCTAAAACATTGGTGATTGCAATGAATAATACTAAATATAATACATACTTGTTCTGGAGTAGTTTTTTCATTATTATATATATTAGATATAATAATAATTTTTTTATAAAATCACATTTTTAAATTAGTTGTCTTCTTTTTACATTTATCATCGTTGCATACATTTAAAGCATCATTTACATGTTTGGCTGCTTGTGATTTTGCTGCGGCTGAAACAACATCACCTTGAAGAGCAGCAACTTTTGCTTCATCAGTGATTTTGTTAAAGGTTTTTTCTGCCAATTTTGCACCGGTGTCAAACCCTTCCTTAAGACGCCCGCATCCAAAAAGGATATTGGAAACGAAAAGACCAATGAAGATATCGGCTGTTCGATTTTTGGTAAAGTGATTGGCAATGTATGCTGCTCCTCCCAATACTAGCACGCACTCAATAGAACCAAGGGAGACATATCCCAACACATTCAGCATCATGAGAGCAACTGCCAAGTAATATAGGTATTTATTCTTCAATATATTGTTAAAATTCATCATTATATATAATTCAAATATAAAAAATTGATTTAATGCCTATTTAGAGAAGATTATCCTAAATATATATGAATGATTTCGTCGAATTAATTGAACCAAAATATAAATTAGCCATATGTGAACTATATCATCCATATTTTCACGGCAATATTAATGATGACAATATTGTTCTTAAAAATTATATTTATAATTCTTACTTATGCTTTTATATAATTGGAAATGATGAGTTATACGACCAAGACCTATATCCCACAGATAATACTGGACCATGGGGATTAAATAGGAGACGAAGGTGGTCTGATGTAAACCACCCTTCTATACGCAATTATTACAACATCGTTAAAAATTACAAATTGGAAATCGTACAAATGATTTACCTAAATACCGGACACCAAATATGTATACCAAAAACATTTTGGCTGAAAATAATTCAGCGAAAATATAAAAATTATTATAAAAAACTTCAGGAGCGAATTCGACGGGCCAAACATCCTAAAGCCTTGTTCAAACGACAAATTACAGGAAAGCGATTTTAACGACGTTTCTTCCGACGTTTCTTTGTTTGTTTGCGTTTCTTATGTTTACCGCGTAAACTTTTTCTCCTAGATTGTCTCAATGAACGACGACTAATTGCCGCACGAGTAAATTTGTAACCACCTTTCTTTTCCTTTCTACGGGTCTTTTTTGCCTTTTTCTTTCGACCACCGACAAGAGGTATGGGACCAGTATCACCAGGGTCTCTATTATCCGCAACTACGCCAACCGCTTGGGCTATAGAATTAATCTCTCCAATTAATCCGGCCATCATCTGTGGAATATCCACATTTTGAAGTTGCTCTGCTAAATCTGCCATAGCTTGTGCTTGTTGAGGATCAATATATCCCTGTGCATTTACAGCATTAATCAACTCAACTAATGCTTCCTGTGCTTGTCCTGCTGCAGCTGCGGCTGGTCCTGCTTGAGCACCTATGGATAACAGACGACCATAGATTTCTCTTAAACGAATAACTGCTACTTCGCGGAACTCATTTGCTTTACCTGCTACATAATTTGAATTTTGTATATAATTTGCGCCCAATTCTGCATTTTGTATTGCTAACTGCCACGCATCAGTGTCTCCTGGTGTACCTACCGGGACCGCTGCCGGTTGTGGTCCCGATGGATTTAATCCTAATGCTGCTAAATTTGCTGCGGCTGTGGGTCCTGCAGGGGCAGCATATGGTGTAACTGCGCCTGGTTGATTTAATTGATTTGCCAATGCATCTGTTACAGGGTCTGCTGGCGCGTAAGGACCCGGTACTCCTCCTGGTATTAGATATGGAAGTCCTACTGGATTTGCGTTTGGGATTGCTGCTGCTCTTGCTGCCATTTATATATATATTAATAAATATATTAAATCATAGCCTCTCTTAACATTTCTTGAACAATTTTCAATCCTTGTTTATAAACTTCGATTAAATGTCTATAATCTTTTTTTTTAGTACCCAAATTTCTTTCTAATTCATCACCTTGCATTTTTAATCTGCTTATTTGTGTCATGGCTCCAGCCAGATCAGTATTTTTTTGTTGAATGTGAGCTTGTATAGTTGCTAAACGCGCCGTTATAATTGCCATTCTTAGTTCTAAAAAAGATTGTACTGGATTAGTAGGATCTAAAAGTGTATTTAATGGGATACGTTGTTGTTGTCTTTGTTGTGCTAAATTCCGGATATTTTGTAGATGGGATTGTATATTTGGTTGAGCCATTACTTATATATTCCTCATATTAGTTTGCGGTTGTTGTTGTGGTTGTGATGGTTCACCAGTTATTCTATCCAATTCACCTTTTATATTATCCATTTCTCCTAAAATCTTATTCTGCTGGAAACGCGCTTTATTCGCCATTTCGGCAGATAATCCTGCTTCTTGTAATATTTTATCCAAGTAACCCATCAACATTTCCAGCTGTTTACGCTCTCGTTCTTTTTCATCTACTATATATTTATGGTATCGTTTGTAGTCCTTTGTCACACTTTCTAAAAACTCGTTCTCATTTTGAACCTTCTTTGTCTCTTCTAAATAGCCCATAACAGAGTCCTGTGTTTTATTTATTTCTGACTGTAACAGCTCGATAATTTTATCTTTATTTGCTAAATCCATTGATTAATATAATAAGAGATTATTTTATTTTTCGCTATCCGCACCACTGTAGGCATTAAATACTAATTGTTTTTAATTTCACCAGACCATTTGTAGTGCTAAAGTATTTTATTGAAAAATATTTAAATGTTTAGTGATATTATTTAGGATGTCGAAAACTCAAAATGAACCCCTTCTCTCGGAAAATCCCAATCGCTACGTTATGTTTCCTTTACAAGACCAAGATGTTTGGCAAAGTTACAAGAAAATGATGGATTGCTTCTGGCGAGCCGAAGAAATAGATTTTTCAAAAGATATGGCGCATTGGGAAACTCTCACAGAAAAAGAACAATATTTTATCAAGATGATATTAGCATTTTTCGCCGCGAGTGACGGTATTGTGATAGAAAATTTGGGCGCGCGTTTCATGACAGAGGTTCAATTGCCCGAAGCTAGAGCTGCATACGGATTTCAACTCATGATGGAAAATGTGCATTGTGTTTCTCATAATACAAAAATATTAACCGATAAGGGATATTTTGATATTGGTGAATTGGAAAATGAATTTGTAAATGTTTGGAATGGCGACCAATTTTCCAATGTCCAAGTTAAATATACTGGAAACCAACCTATATTTAAGGTAATTCTCTCCAATGGAATGGAATTGGACTGTACTGATGGCCATAAATGGTTGGTTCGTACCGGAAACCAGAGTCATCCTGAAAGATGTATTCAAGAAAAGGTAGAAACCAAAAATCTTAAAGTTGGAAATGTTCTATCGGATTATGACCTACCTGTAATTAAATGTGAAGACCCCGATGAATTCAAAAACCCATACATACACGGTTTCTTCTGTGGAGATGGAACTTATACGAACAAATATCCTGTGGTTTACTTGTATGATAAAAAAAGAGAGCTGTTGCCACATTTTAATCCAGAAAAGATTCAAAAGAAAAAAAATCCTATCAGATTTAATATTACAAATAAAATAAATAAACGAAAATATGAAGTTCCTATTAATTATAGCATTAAAACAAAATTAGAGTGGTTGGCTGGTTATGCCGATGCCGATGGATGTATTAATCTAAATCAGCCAAAAGACGCGACCTCTATTCAGATTACTTCGGTTAATAAGTCATTTTTAAAAAATGTTCAAATTATGTTGACCACTCTGGGCATAATAACTACTATTAAATTAAACAGTCATGCTGCTAAAAAATTATTACCCGATGGTAAGGGAGGGCATAAATATTATAATTGCAAAGACTGTTTTGTATTGTATATTACTTGTAAAAATGTCAATAAACTCATATTGCAAGGGTTTTGTCCCAGAAGGTTAAATATTTTATATTGTGAAAGGATGGATAATTCGTATTCATCAGCCCTCAAAATAAAAATTAAAAGTATTGAAAAAATTTCGGACGATGAAAAAACCTTTTGTTTTTCAGAACCCATTAATCATACTGGAATATTTAATGGGATATTAACTGGGCAAAGTGAAACATATTCTCTCCTCATCGATACATACATTAAAGACGAAGCAGAAAAAACAAAATTATTCACGGCATTAGATAACTTCCCCTGTATTAAAAAGAAAGCCGACTGGGCTATTAAATGGATTAATGATAAACGTTCTTCTTTTGGTACTAGATTACTGGCGTTTGCATGCGTCGAAGGGATTTTCTTCTCTGGCGCATTTTGCTCCATTTATTGGCTCAAAAAACGCGGATTAATGCCGGGATTGACATTCTCAAACGAACTAATCGCCAGAGACGAAGGAATGCATACTGACCTAGCCGTACTATTATTCCGCAAATTAAATAAAAAGCCGAATAAAAAGAAGGTATATGATATTATTAAAGAAGCTGTGGATATTGAAAAAGAATTCATATGCTCTGCTCTCCCGTGCAAACTCATTGGTATGAATGCTAAACTTATGTCTCAATATATCGAATTTGTAGCAGACCGTATTGTTCAGCAATTGGGATTTGATAAAATCTACAAAACAGCAAATCCTTTCGATTTCATGGAAATGATCTCATTAGAAGGCAAAACGAACTTTTTCGAAAAGCGCGTAGGAGACTATAGTTTAAGTAGTGGTAATAAGAATGTTAACGCTTTTGACATGGATGATGTTGATTTTTAGATTTCTAATTGCCTTATTCTTTATCTTGCTCTTTTACAATTTCAAATAATTTTTCACATTTAAATTCTTCATATTCTTTATATTCCTTATAAAACTTACAGGATTCAACTATATTTTGTAAAATTTAAGACATATATCTTTTACTTCATCTGTATGATTTAAAAAACAATCATAACATATGACAATATATTCATCTTTATATTTTATGGGTTTAGTATATAATTCACTTTTTGGAGGAACTTCCCAACCAATAACTTGCCCGCTTATAAGAGTAAGATATCTATCACACGGACCGCTGCATTGACTATCTAATTGTAGGTCACATTTATCTAACCAATCTGATTTTTTTAATAACTCATTTACTTTATTTTCCATACTATCACCCTCATCATCACTATCATCTAATAGTAAACATTTTCCTGTTAGTTTTATTTTATCAATTGGATAATTATAAATTAATTTTTCACATTCAAATTTTTCTTCTTGGTTATATTCCTTATAAAATTTACATGGTTCAACTATATTTTGCAAATTTAATCCTAATTCATTTATTATATAGATTTCGAGATCTTCCCATATATTTTTTACAGAACATCGCCAATACTTTTTTCCATTATATTCTTTTATATCTGCTGGTATTTTACAATTGCAACATGGTCTATTAAATTTTTTCGATAATGATGGATTATTATGTGGTCTATAACCATTATGATATTTACCCCCATAAACATTTTTCCATTTAGGTCCCATTGCTTGCATATACATTTCTGTAACAGTGTTTTCTAAATTTCTCGAATCATGTTTATTTTCTAATTTCTCTATATAACCTTCATTATACATTTTATGATGTGTTGAATTTTCGTCATTATTAATATATAATAAATCATCTTCTACTTTGTATAAACCTACTAATCTATTTGGACAAAATTCACTCGTTGTACAAGAACCAACATCTCTTACAGTATGTTCTCTTAATCGTGTAAATAATCTAGTCGTTTCGCCTATATAAACTCTATCATTTACACCTTTACTAGTCCAGTCTTCTTTTTCCCCAGTACATCTTAAAATATAAACCCAATGAACCATATATATATTTTAAGATATGTTATACATTTATATACATATCTTAAATGTTAATGTTTTTGACATGGAAGATGTTGATTTTTAGTTATTTTTTATTTTATTACAAATATATATATGTTCCCAGCATACCGTAATATACAAAAAGCCAAAGCCAAAGCGGAAACAATTAAAAATAAAGAAACAAAAGCGAAAAAAAAAGCGGGGGAAGGCATTGCCGCATTATATCGCGTTGCAAAAACCAGACAAGACCCAATTATTTATTTAAAAAAGTTGGAGAGAGCACTAACACTTTTAACGGACATTAAAGAGAAATTTACATCTAATGAGAATATTTGGAAAGCTCTAACGTCCCATATCTATCATAATCCTGCCATCAAACCAGATCAAATACCAACTCCTCTATCAAGAAAAAGTAAAAGAGAATCTGTTTTTGCTCCTCCCCCTCACCCTGCCAGAAACGAAAGAAAAAAAGAAGAAGATGGATATTTGGTAAAGATGCTTCAGAAAAAGTTAAGGTTACAATTTAAGACCAATTTAGAAGAAATATTAAATGACATCGCAAAAATATCAAACTTAGATTTAAATGTCACCGCTGGAGTGTTTAGTCGTCGTTCTGACAGGTTGGAGGTGGAGAAGGAGAGAGGGGGGATGGTACCAATTCAACAAAAAAAAATTATTACTGTTATCGACGGAGTGATTGGTGGGAGAAAAGTAGCGAGGTTGATTTTAACACTTTCCGGCAACCCCCTTATTCTTGGTGTTGACGGTACTGTCCGTTTATCCGTACTGGACCGACTGGAAAAGATGACATACATGGACACTTATGAAGATGCTTTAAAAGAACCCGCGAGATTCATTGATTTTCTTATAGACTTCCTTAATAATGAGATTTTTAATTTTAAACATCGTTTTATGCAGCACGAGACAAAAGTAGGAGGACGAAGGAGAACCCGGAAAGGAAAAAGAATAAAAGGGAAAAAAGGGAAAAAAGGGAAAACTCGCAAAGGGAAAACTCGCAAAGGGAAAACAATAAAAAGAAGAATTAGAAAAAGGTGTAGTTAATCTTTAATACTTTAGAGTATTTTGATTATCTCAGAATTATATTATATGTTTAATTCATCCTGGAGAGAAGTAAATTTATAGTTTATTTAACTATTTTAAATAATTAAATTGTAATATTCTATACATTTTTCGTTATCATGTAAAGGTATCAAAGAAAAAATCATACTATCGGTTATCATTTTTAAAAATACTAAGTATTTTTTATCGAATAATTTACAAAAATATTTTTCAAAAAAATCAATCATATAATCCTCATATTTTTTACTAAATTTTTTATTATGTAGTATTTTATCGTATCCTATTAAAGATTGATATAATTTTGACCAATCATATAACCAATCACCCTTTATTGTTAATACTTCGCCAACTTTTCCTCTCATATCTATAAATCTAATTTCATCATATTCATTTAAAATTATATTTGTAAATACACAATCACCATGTATTACCTTCTCTATACCAGCATCATCTTCTTCATATTGATTTAAAAATCTTCTAATTTTATTGTATTTGATTTCACTATCTTTAAATTTGTTATAATCATACTCTTTATACCGTTTTTCAATTTTTCGCAAATAATTATCATATATATTTATTTTTTCCCCACTTGTTTCTATATTTTGGATATTTTTTATAGCATCCATTATATCTTTCAAATTTTTTATAGTCAATAATTCCGATATATATAAAGTTGATACTGATAACCCATTAACCTTTTCCATTGAATACCATGTATTATTTTCATCATGGTCTATCAACAATGGAAAATTCTTTTTTATTATTTTAGGTATATTTTTGTAATAATATATTTCCCCATCCAAATTTTTTGATGACTTTCTATATATTTCAATAGAATTGTTTTCTATTTTGTTAAAATACCTTGGTTCTATCTTATCCATGTAATACCCCACATCCTTTTCAATATCTTCAAAACAATTTATAGCTAAGTCATCTATATAATAATCGGCATAAGGTTTTCCAAAATATATTTCATCAAACGGTATATCATATTTTTTTAATGTCTTAAATGTTATCTCTCCAATATCCGCCAATATTTTACCATTATTACCTTGATGCGTTCTCATCCTTCTTGCTGTATATATTATAATTGTATTCCCTTTTTTTTTCAAATATTTCAAATAATTTATATTTTTAGATATTGGTTCAACGGTGTTATAATCCCCTGAAATTTTAGGATATGTTACTAATGTATTATCTAAATCAAAGCATATTCTTTTTTTAATATGATTCTCGGTTTGATTATCGCAGAACTGTCTCAATTGAATTGGTGTCCCTAGACATACCCAATCCCTTTTTTTAATTATCCTATAATTAAATATGGCATCATCTTTTATCATTTCGCTTATTACCAATGATGTATAATATTCATTTTTGGTTGTAATATTGTTTTCCAATATGATATTTGTATATTTTAATAATTCTTTATAAGAATTAAATCCGTACGCACCTGTGCAAGCATAATTACTAACTTTTCTTTTCTCTATTATATCTTGAACCACATTTTTATTTGTTACTATATATGAATAAATAGGCTTTTCATTAAAATCTTCTACTGTAATTATCATATTTTTCATATTCCATAATTTTATTATATCACATTTATAAAAATTATCTCCATCTAAACATAAAACAGGTTCGTCCGGAATATTTAAATTTTTTAAAGCAATGTTAATTGTTTCAGCCGCACCCTTTGTATTATTTCTTAAGCATAAAAACAATAAATTAATTTTAGGATATTTTTTTTTTAATAAATCTTCGAATCTATATTTTTTATATTCGTTATTATAAACTATATATACTAATTCATTTGTGAATTTTAAGTTATCTAATAGATGAAATATAATTGGAGATCCTAATACATTTATTAATGCTTTTGGTTTTCTATAATTATTATCTTTAAAACGCTTACCAATACCTCCTAATGGAATAAGTATCATTGTAATATAAATATATTATATTTCTTTATTTATATAAAAACTACCTGTTTTATATAAATATATGAATTCATATGATGTATTCGATACTATTATAGGTAGGTTATGTTATACCGGTCATAACATATTTCAAATATTAGAAAATGAATATAATATTATTGATTTTAAAAAAAATCGCATTTTTTATGAATCTCTTACAAAAAATTTCGATAAAACATATCAAGAACTTCAAAATTATTATAAAAAAGATTTATCCCATATTAAACAAAGGGAAATTGAATTGGAGTATGAATTATCTTTTCCTATCGTAAAATATTTGAATAAAATTAAAAAAAAAGATATTTTAATTAGTGATATGTATTTGGCTGAAAATACTATTAAAAATATGATCAATAAACACAAATGTATTGATAATAATTTATTTGTAACATATGGTGGCAAATCAAATAATACAATTTGGAAAAATAAAAATACAGTTTCCAATATAAATACACATTATGGTGACAATTTCATAAGTGATTTTAAAAATCCATTGCAACATAATATTAATGCTTTTCATATTAAAGATACAAAATTAAATAATATTGAAACAATAATATCATCTATTAATAACTATATAAGTCATGTATTAAGAGCAACACGATTATCATATATATCCGACGATATATTATTTGAACCGTTTATAAATTTTGCTCTTCCTTTTATTATAATTGTTTGTTTAAAAATAAAACAAATATCAGCTTATAATAATTTAAACTCCATTGTATTTTTATCTCGCGATGGTTATTGGTTTAAAGAAATATATGATATTATGTATCCTATGGATAATACTGAATATATATACTTCAGTAGATTATATGTAAAAAATAATAAGGATGTTATAATCAATCAAATAAATAATATTAGTGGAAATAAATTTATTTTTGATTTGCAAGGTTCCGGTAAAACATTTCATTCATTGAATTTACAGAATTGTTTTTATTTTATGGTTTTTTTATCACATGATAGTCAACTACCAAATTATTTATATAAACATTCTGCTAACATTAGTAATATAAAGCAAATTATTGAAGATTTATTTATAGCACCTCATGGGAGTGTGCGTTCATACAATAAAAGTACAAGGCAAATTGATTTGTTAGAACCCGAACATGATATTAAATTGTTCCAACCTTATTTTAAAGGAATACAACTATTTAAACAACATTGGAATACTATGCAAAAATATTTTACATTTGAGATAAACTATAATAATCTGGATTATGTAATTAATAACTTTCACAATAATATTGAATATCAAATAACTCTGAAAAATAAAATTAACTCCATTATTAAACATGTGAATACACATACAGATTCATACGATAAAAATCCGTTACAATTTTATTCCCAAATTGAACAAGATAAGTATTACATTGAAAATATAATAAAATATAAGCAAAACGGCGTGTTTTTAGAAATTGGTGGATATGATGGTGTTACTGGTAGTAACACATATTTCTTAGAAAAACATTTGGGATGGAACGGAATTATTGTTGAATGTAATCCAACATTAGTAGAAAAATGTAAAAATACAAGAAGTTGTTATATTTGCGACAAAGCATTATATGAAACAGATGATGTTGAAATTACATTTACAATACCAGTTGGTGATGAAATTATAGGCGGTAAAGAACAATTGGGAGGTATTAAATCTCTTTTAAAACCTGAAAGTTTAAAGGCATTTCAAAGATGTTATAAAGAAAGCAAGGATATAACAGTAAAAACAATTAATATTAATACATTACTTGAAGGTCGTAAAATATATAATATTGATTATGTTTCACTAGATGTGGAAGGAGGCGAAGTATCTATATTAAAAACATGGGATTTCAATAAACATAAGGTTAAATTTTTAACGGTTGAGCACGGAAATATATCACACTATCAAAAATCTATAAATACACTATTAACTAGTAAAGGTTTTTCATTACATAGAAATAATAAATGGGATGATGAATATATTTATATCTAATAAGGGTGTAAATATTATATACTGGACTTCTTAGATGCATCAAATGTAATTAATGATAGATATAAAATGGTGGTTCCGTACAAGTATTAAGTAAAATGCAATACAAAGTCATACAACCAACAAAGGTGAATTAAAAATAAAACCTGATTATTTATTCTGATAATTTATTTAATTAGTTTATATAATTTATATATTAGTTATACTATATATAAATGAAAAAAGCGTGTTTAATGATTACTGGACAAATGCGAACATATGAAAAATGTTTTAATAATATACTAGAAAATCTTATATTATCAAATAGTGATTACGAATTTCATATTTACATTTTAACTGAGTATTATGGAAAAAATGGTGGGACACCAAAAAATAGATACATAAACCAAACAGAAAATATTGTTGAATTCGAAAATAATATTAAAAAAACATACGGAAAATATATAAAATCTCTTGTTATTGAAAACGATTCAAATAAAATAGTTTATCCTTCTTATCTTAATAATTATGGGCCATGGGTAGCTCTATATAAAAACAAAATATTGTACGATACGACTATAGAAAATATAAACAATTATGATATATTTATTCGCATGCGACCAGATGTAGTATTAACAAATAAAATTAATTTACAATTATTAATTAATAATAATAATATACATATTATAAGTGGTAATCTCACTCGAACTAATTCGTGGCTACATAATAGAGATTGGGACCATATGTGTATAAGTGATAAACAAGGTATGAAATTATGGTGTGAATATTATAACTTTTTAAAGTATGAACCACCATATACATTTACAACTGAAATACGGTTTAATAACAACGGATTTTGGCGTAATGCTGAAAATAATGATAAAAGTATTATTGCAACACAATTATTTTTTCAATATATTATAGATAATAATTTCAAATTAAATTTTGATGCCTTAAATGCATTTACAACCCCTATAAGGTAATGGAAACTGAATAATCTATATTTTCACCTTAATAATTTCCACTATATCGTGTATCATTTTTCTTTCAAGTATGGTATATTCCAAGTTATTTAATCCGGAGCTCATAATTTCTTGTAATTTATGTTCAGTATTTAATTTTTGAAATCTTTGATAATGTTTATTCGTATTTTGTGATGTATGCTTTGTTTCCCTGTCATTTACATCATTAAAACGAAGCAAATATAACGGATGTTCCACTTTATTGGTAAGATTTGTTATTTTTTTTATATTATAATATTCGATTCTATTTTGTAGAGCCTTGTCTTCAGTCCCCCATCCCCAAACATCATTTGGAAATCCATTTACCTGGTGAATTGTACTATCTTTCATTTTTATTATTCCACCTAATGTATTGCAACAAGATGTATAAATACCTAATACATCAGTATCATTTACTTTTTTTATGTAATGTTCTTCAATACATTTTTTTGTAGGATTTATATCAACATCATGTGTAAAAAAATAATTAGTTTTATTTTTATATTCTTTGAATGCTATATTTAGTAACAGTCCACGGTTAAATAATTTTCCTTCATTTTGTTCTATTACTATTACTTTGCTATTTGGTAAATGTTCTTGAATAAGAGGAACAGTATTTGTTATAAAATATTCTAAATGTTCATCTCTATTACGAAAAGGAATAGCAATTATATTTTCATACATACATAAATTACTGCTATATTTTTTAAATATATAAATCAAATAATTATTTGTATTTAAAGTTTATTTTAATATAAATCAAAAGAATTTTATTTATTCAAAAGCTTATGCATTGCACTCTCCCAATCAGCAAACCTATAATGTTTCAAATACCATTCTCGTCCTTTGCATCCTAACTCTTCTTTATGTTTCCACGCGTATTCCAATTTCTCTTTCACATAATCTAAATTATTACGTTTTTTCCAATCTATCTTTACAAAACAATCCTCTGGAATATCACTATAGAATAAACCTGTATTTGTTGAAATAACCGGAATTCCGCAAAGCAATGCATCCAAGGCAGAATAACAATTTCCTTCACACAAAGAAATATTTAAAAAAATATCACATGACAAATAAATATCTTGTTTTCTTTTATTAAAATCATCTATTCCAGCTTGACTAATTTGATTCGGATGCACAGATAATTTTTTAAATATAAATTTGCCTATTTGAGATAAACTATCAACTACTAATTTACCTTTATTTATACCTTGCCAATTACCCAATATAACGGGTGTTTTATTCCAAATGGTATGGTATTTCGTTTCATCTAACTCCGAAGTATGTAATATTTTTGTAAGTGGAAATCTTGTATATGTTTCACCATAATATTTGGTAAATTCATCTGTACAAAACTGAGAAATACTAATTATTCTTGTACGATTTGGGTCTCTATGATATAACATCTTTTTTTGTCCATTGCAACATAAATCTCTCCAATATTTATCCCATTCTGGTTCTCTAGCTGCATGTGTCTCAGCTACTCCGTGATGTACTAATATTGTTTCATATTTATTAGGTATATCACAAGCGAGATGGTTATCAGTAATCACTACCGGGTTTTTACATGTTTTTAAAAAAGAAAGCAACTTATCCTTCTCCTGAGGACCTGTAAAATGTTTGTAATTTGGAAAAGCCTTAGATATATGATAATCGTACCTAGCTACTCCCCCAAAAGCACCTTTATAATAACTACCACAACAATAATGAATTACTGTTAAGGGTATATTTTCATTCTTATAGTTGTTTCTGAAATAACGATATAATTTTAAACAATTTTCTCTCCGTTCTTGTTCTTCCTCGACACTAATATCATCCAAAATATCATCCAACTTATCTAATTCACTTTCTTTTATACGAACAATTGCTTTATCCCACAATTCATGTTGGGGTAATTCCAGTGTATCTGCCAATAACACTGGAATAGAACCAGCACCTAACGCTTCCCAAAATCGGATTGAGTTGGGACCACTTCCGCTAGGAGCCAATGCATATCTAGAATTTAATAAAATATCATTATAAATTTTGGTTTTAATTAGATGTCTTTCATCTTCATTTAACTTTCCATTTATATCTTGTCCACCCCCATAAACATCACAATTAAAATGCCAATCGCCAGTATTTCTTATCATACAGTCTTGGCGCTTTTTCCTATTTAAATTAAATATTCGTAATCTAATGTCCGTTAAATAACAATTTGGTTGATACCCGCCCGCAAAACTGTAAAAATATTTTCTAGGTTTGGTTAATAAATTACATTGTTTGAATACTTCATTTCTAGTTTCATCTTCTATATTAACTGCATACAAAGGACAAGCTATTAACTTTATTGAACCCAATACATCTTCATTTAAACATTTATGAGGTATGTAAACAGTATTAATGTCCAACGCTTCCCACAATTGTTTTAATTCTCGATATCTTATGTGTTGACAGCATGTGTAATAGTTTTTATTCGGTCGCATTTTTTTTTTCAAAATTTCTAATAAACTTTGTAAATTTACTCTCTTATCAATTACGGTAGCCCAAGGAAAGGGAAAATAGTTAGGGTCTCCTTTGTTTTGCTCGTGGAAAGTTTTCTCTGTGATTACTGGGTACTGCCAAAATAAACCTAATTTAATTATTAAATAATCCATTATAATTAAATAATTATACAGTGTTTAAATCATAGTCTTTTCCAATGTTCATTAAGATATAATTGTATTATATTCTTATAATTTATCATATGAGATGAATTCCATAACCCAAAGTATAGTGGTAATATGTCTCCTATATCAATCGCCGATTTACCTATAATATACACATAGTTACTTACTACAGAACCGTATAATCCACAATCACACAAAGCAATGTCATATTCACCAATGTTATTAATTAATTCTGTTTGTGTACTATTATTCCACGAAGAAAACTTTATAAAACAAAATTCACAGTTTGTAAAAATGTCAAATCCGTATAATTTTTTAAGAACTATCGATGATATTTGTTCTTCTATTTTATCTGCATTTGGAGAGATAATAAGCAATTTCTTATTATTTAATTGATTGATCCAAGGGTCGTTATGCAAATGATTAAAAATATTAAGTACTGTAGTACTTAACCATTTCTTCTTATTAAAAATATTCATAATAGGTTTATACAACCCCATTTTATTTTCGTTCATCAATTCTCTGTATGATGTATCCCAATTAGAAAATCCCATACAAATATCTGATTTATTAAATGATTCCATGTATTTATTTGTAAATTCTATAATATTTATAATATGTTGCAAATCCGGTATCCCCCGAACCATGTTTAATAAATTAAAGTAAATATTCTTGACCTGTATATTATTTTGATATTCTGGAGTTATTTGTTTTGATCGAAATAATGTTCCTTGTGTAACATTATTAAGTACCAACATAGTACTCGTTAATATTGTACCATCTTTATTCGTTTGGGGTATTATAAATCTCTCATCGTCGTCAAATTTCATTTTTAAATACTCTCTAATATTTTTGTTGTCAGTACCAAACATAAATCGAGAAAAATCATGAGTAACAGACTCAATGGTAGTATTATGGTCCTTTTGTAACCGCCATCCAACGGTCCCCCAAATAGCAGTATTTATCATTTGTTGATGTTCTATATATGGCGAAACCAACATATAAGGACCTGGTAATGGTTGAGTACCACTGTAATCTCTTTCCTGATTTTTTTGTATATGGTATGTTTTTACAAAATAAGGTTGATTTACTACATCAAACCCTATTAAATTTAATAAATAAATTAACTTATTGTCACACCCAGGTTTACCAAACATAATATTAAAAATTTTCTCCTCTTTATGAGGGTTGTAATTAGAATGCCAAATCCATGTATCCTGACTGTCTGCCCTTGGTCCAAATAATTTACATTTTCCTAATTGGTTATTAGTATAATCGAATCGCAATTGTGATAACATCTGTTTCCTTGAAGCCATTTCTGTCATTCTTAAATTATTTACCGTTTTATCAAAAAATATATCCGCATTACAAGTAATAATATATCCGGTTAACTTTTCTTCTTCTACAAAATTAAAAATATCCTTGAATTTAATCCTGTTTACTATATTTCTTTGTTCAATCTTTTCACTCTCAATTCCCAATTCATCTGTTGTATAATTTCTTTCATTTAATAAAAAAATTTTATCTATATGTGGATTTTCTACATTTAATCGCAAACATTGTTTCAATTCCTTATTTCTATAAGCGTTACCGTGTACGAAAAATTGGTATATTAAATATACACAGTCATTGTCATTTGCTTTTTTCGTACTTATTTTATTAGAAATACTTAAATACATTTAATAATATAATTACATATATTTTTAAACTATTTTTTTCCCCATTTTAACAATAGTCCTCCTCCTCGTCGTCTTGGAATATTATTTGTTCTAACGGACCTCCAACTTTTAAAAATTCTGTTGATGCGAGAATTTTGCACTGTTGCATTTTTAACCGCTTGATTATTTGTAGTTATAGGAACTTCAAAATTCGTAACATTTATCATCCATACTTTGTCTTGTATTTTTTCCTCGTGCCATTCTATATTTTTCATTGTCCATAAACTATCAATATTATAATGTATTTTTTGAATACCGATATCAGGATTTATTAGTCTATCCCAACCATGCCACAAAGCTATGATATTTTTTGTATTGTGTTGGGCATGTAAAAATTGCGGATATACTATTTTTATACCAATAGCGATTGCTCGTTCCTTTAACACATTGTCTTCCAATCCCCATGTCCATATATTAGGAAATCCGGAAGTTTTTTCAAAATCACCACCTTTTATTGCAAAAATTCCACCCAGCGTGTGCTGATAACCATAAAAATGGTTAATTTCACCATGTTTTGTATCAAAACTAAACTGATCTTTTTTGAATGCCAAAAAATCGATGTCGTGGAAAATCAAAGTTATATTTTTCCAATGTTCTGGCCAAGTTTTTTTTACATAATGAAACCCGATATTTTTAATTCCTCCTCTATTAAATGGGCGATTATCTTGTTGGTGTATAAACAGTATGCGATAATTAGAATCTCCTAAAATATAAGGCATTATTTGTGTGAAAACTACTTTGTGTGGCTCTCTATCACGATATGGTACGATAAAAACTTTACTAGGGACAACAGTATCTGTCTTTTCTGGAGCTTGAATCTCCGATATATCCATCGATATATTATTATCAGTCATTTAAATAATATATATAATTTTTTTTGATAATATTAATGTAAATATTAATGTAGATATTTTTTCAAAATTATGGAGGGTATTAATGATGTGTTTTTCTCTTTTTGCATTAATACTAGTTTTTTATAACATTTATTAATAGTCACCTCGCTAATTTCGCTAACCAAATTTACATCGTGTTTGCTAATATTCAAATTACAACTTTGGGCTATAAAGTAAATTATTCCTGCCGCAACAGAATGTGGTGTGTTTTCTGGCATCAGATTTAATTTTTCGATTCTTAAAGCGACAAATTCACCAACCTTTGTTAACTCCTTATTTATATTTAACTTGCTACAATATCTTTCTATAAATGCTATTGGTTTTGTGTTGTGAAAGTGCGTCTTATCATTGTTAACCATGTCTTTTTCCATATTATTTAGTAAATGAATTGCATTTTTACATCCTTTGGTGGCAGCAGTGTTGTCTAAGTGAAATATCGTCGCTATTTCTCTTGCAGTTCTAGGAAAATTACTTATTCGACTGGCAATGTATACTGATGCAGCAATAACACCGTCTCTGTTACAACCTCTAAAAGTCTTCATTTCAGAAATTTTCTTGTGATATCTAAGCGCATTATCCACTAACATTTTAGGAATACCGGCTGTTGCCGAAAACGATTTAATCCTTTGGAATTCATCATATTGAGATTTCTCTTTGTAAGGCATCGATTGCCATTCGGTGTAGCGTCTAATTTTTCTCATTTCGTATGTAGAACGACCACCACATATTACTTTACACCCATACGATGATTGTTCCAATAGTGGATTAATAGGCATACCGCATCGTGTAGGGTCGGATGCTTGATTGTCATCTGCTCCATAATAACGCCACTCGGCTGATAAATCCAGTGTATCTTTGTAGATGATACCACACTTCAAATTTGTACAAGTTAAGAAACGGTCATCACCATAAGCCACGGCGCTATCACACAGATCGCATTTTTCTCTTGTTTTTAACTCTTGTTCGGAATATACACACTCTAATTTTTTAACACCATTGTTTATTTCTGAATTAAATGTGTCCCATATCTCCTTCGTTATTTTTTTAGACGACTTGCTTTTTATCTTTTTAGTAAAATTCGTCTGCATTTATCTTAATTTACATAATTAAATTTTACTTTTAATTCAATTTTATTATATATTTATTTATCATATGGGAACCACACAATCTAAAACAGCTACACCTGGACAAGAAGTCAAAGCTGCTAATATTTTAGACATATTGGCAACCAAGTATATTCTTACACAAAATTTTCAGGACATGAAAAAATTAGGGGAGAAGGAGTATTGTAATAAATTAGTTATTTTAACCTCCGATATTATCAAGAAGTTTTTAAAGGAAAATGAAATCACATATGTTTCTCAACGGATAGTAGATGGAGTGCCTATAAATGAAAAAAAAACATCCTCTGTAATTTATTTATCTACCAATAAACTTCAAAAACAAGCAGATATCTCTCATAATTCTAAAAGAACTGAGAAAACTTTATTATCAGAATTGGATGTAAGAAATTCAAGAGAAAAGGATAGTATGTGCAAAGGTATTGCTAAATTTTATATTAAAATAGCTCATTTGTTTGCAGCTATTCTTAAAGCCGTCAATCCCATATATAAATATGATGGGCACGAAATGAGTATAATGAACAAATCTAGGATTCCTAAAGGAGCGAAAGTAAAACTGGCGGAAGTCAATCTATGCAACAGACGCATCAAATCGTTAAAAGTAGAAAATACCGAAACGGGAAAAATTAAAGTACAAGTAAATAATTGTCATTTAAACAGAAAAGTAACAGCCAAATATTTAAACGACAATGTTTTAGATAATCTTGGCATTGACTACGGGACCGAAGTCATCCAAGGTAAAACATTGGGTCAAGAAATTGGTGTACCGGAGCTAGAAAAGCTGTACTATGATATATATGATTACAAAACTGGGAAATTTAATACAATGTCTAAAAAATCTCGAAATGAATATAATAAAGATTTGGGCGTTTTCTATAAAACATTCACCGGTAAAAAAAATTACACAAGTTGGAATACAAGTGGTAAAAAAAAATTCAGCGATATACCCTTGATCGCATATCATGAATCAGAACAATGCAAGGACCCAAACTCTCCTTGGCAAAAATCTTACACCGACAGTGACGAAAATCCATTATTTATAAAATTCGCCGATAATGTTAAATCAATGCTTGAAAATACAAAAGCAAATCAAAAAAAATTACTGTCTGTACTGGATAAATTATTTGTTTGGGTAGATACGCCTGCACAATCTCCGTCAAATGATTTAGAGAATAAAATGGTCACTATAAATCCTACACTCACTAGCAAATCACTACAATCTTTAGTGGAAAAAACTCGACAAATGATAATCGATATATATTTACAGTGTGAAAATGAATATCAACAAGGATTAAAATTATTTGAAGCCATCGTCGGGGATAGAATGCTCAAAAATAGTATTACTAAAAAGGAAAACTTAGAACAGCAACTGAAGAAAGTGATTGTAGGCGACAAAGACCAAGAACTTGGTAAATTGGTACAACAAAATGTAAGCGAAGCATTGCAAGACAAGTCTAAGTTCAAGTACGGTGGTTCAAAACGCAAAACTCGCAAACTATAAACATATTTTATATAAATATCACACTCCGCCAGTAAACTTACTACCCTTCGATTGTTTACTACCCTTTAATAATTGTGCCACGCTGCACAATTTTCTGTTATGCTTAGATGTGCGTTTGTGCCAATAAAATCGACATCTCTTATACAACCTATTACTGTAATTGAAACAATCGATCTCCTTTGTGTATATTTTTCTAGTGTGTTTCTTATTTTTTGTACGATTTTTTCTCAATTCATTAACAAAAAATTTTGCAAAATAATCCATAGCACCACTTCTTTCTGGATGCCACTGTACCCCATAAAAAGGATAAAATCTACCCTCTATGGTGGATACATACTTTCGATTTTTCCTGTCTACGCTAGTCGATACAATTTTATAAAATTTATCGATATTTTTATGTTTTTTAAATTTAGAAGGCGTCAACCCCATTTTATGATTATTTAAGGTGCAGTCTTTGGTGCTTAATTTCTTTACCTCTTTTGGTGTTGCATTTCTCATCATTCTGCTATTTAGACCTTCTTCGGTAAAAGTTAAGGTTGATTGTAAATTATTAAACGAATCGAATCTTTGCAATAAATTTTCTAAATCATCATGTCCGTCGGCAATAATCATTAATTGTTGGAATCCCATACAACCTCCCCAAATAGGAAAATGATTTCCTTTATCATTTTCCTTCATTGACATTTTTAAAAATTTTTTACAGCACTGATAATATTCAGTCTGGGTACCCGCAAACGCTCCACCACTAGGAAAATACAATCCATTTATTTTCTGCATATATCCTTTAAAATTTTTAGTAGTATATGGGATAGGTAGGATTTTAACACCAAAACGTTTCAACCAAGTAATGTGAGAACTAGCAATATACGAATCTCCACACGCCTGATAATATTTCTTACCGGGAGTTAAAGGTACCGATATCATCCCGACGACTATTTCTTTCTTCTTCTTATAAGTCTTACGACCGGATTTCTTGACTGATTTTTTCATATATTATAACGCAATATTAAAAGTTTAACTTTTAAAATAATTATTCACATAAATAATTCTATTTTCTTACAGATAGAATTTTCTCTTTTTGAACATTGGTAACAACTCCAAAGAAATATGCGTTTGTAAAGTGTTTTCTTAACTGCACAGTTTCCCAATTTTGCGGATACAGTATTTTTAAAACCCTTGCCGGAGAGAACAATGTATAATTATAAATTAAAATGTCGTTGCTTGACAATTGGGTTGTATTTTTTCTACATTCATTTACAAATATCTCGCTAATTTTATTCGAGAAAATAACACCAACGTCTGTCTGAGGAATCATCTCCTCGACCCAACTATATATAACAGCTTCTGGATGAAACGCCACTCCGTAAAAGGGATAATCTTTAAATGAATAAGCGTTGATATATTCTGTTTTAAGTTTTTGATTTCTACCCAATGAATTTATATCTAAAAAATCCTTAATTTTTTTAATTTTTTCCCCTTTTGGATTCATTGCCCATCCGGGAGTCGTATAACATATGTTTTTTGAAGAAAATAATTGTATTTCTTCCTTCGTTAATTCTTTTGCAAATATACCGGGAGTGTCCGTCAAAATAAAAGGAGACGCTGAATAGGAATTTGAAGCTTTTACCATTTCGTCACTTGGAATTTCTGAATTATCAAAATCCATCGCCGATTTTGAATCACTGATACCATCGTAATATTTTGTCATAAGATTCATGAAAATTAATTCCTCGTACCCCATACCAACCCCCATGACAGGAAAATATATCCCGTTGTTATTTTGCTTCTTTGCCCATTCAAATATAGTAAACTCAGCCTTCATCCATCTCAGGACCTCGACTTCTATTTCCGTATTTTTATCCATTGTTGCATAATTAACAGGGGAAATATTACCACAAATAACAAGTCCATTTATTTGAGATAAATATGATTTTATTATAGGCGCTGTCGCTGTATATTGAATAGGTACAACACGAGCACCACTATTCTCAATCCATCTGACATAAGCCGCGGGAAGATAAGACTTGACTTTTTTGCTATTTAAAGTTATGTTATCTCCCAACCAATTAGATAATGGTATGGTAAGAATACCTATAACCGGTTGATTATTAATTTCCTTGGAATTTGATGTTTTTTTGCTCATATATATATATTGAATATATATTTTAAGATAAGACATCAAAGTAATAAGAATTTTCAAAAGCACTATGGTTTGATTTGTATAATTTTTGGTTCGGGTTTATTTTACCAATTGTTTCATTCCGTGACCACAGGTTATAATTTCGAATATATAAATCATGTATTGTTACTTTGTTATTGTTTTTTTTACATTCATCGATGAAAAACTCAGATAATCGTTTTGATATTTTTCTAAATATGTGTTCTCTGCCAATTTCTGGTAGAATCCATTCAAATAACACCTTTTCAGGATGAAATTGTATGCCATAAAAAGGAAATTTTTTATATTCAAACATGCTGACATATTCCAGAGGGGTTTTATCTTTACTCTTGCTAGTTGCAACAATATTCCAATATTTATTCCACTTTTTCATATATGGCTCATCTATTACAAAAGCTTGACTGTGATTCTGGAAAACACACTTAGTTTTTCTAAATTCATCTTGTTCATCGCGCGTGAATATTTTAGACAGTTGTGAATCTTTGTTTTTGAAATTTAATTTTGAATTATAATGGTGTGCATCAACATCTGTTAATCCTTCCAATGTGGTAAATGAATTTATTACTTCTTCTACTTCTTCCCCCATCATTCCTAAAATCTCAAAACCAAGACAAATTGAAAATAGCGGGAAATAGTTTTTTTGATTATTCGACTGTTTTGCATGATTTACAATGTGTTTAAATGTTTCCATAAAATGCGTATATTCTTCGCTTATCATCCCATGGTCTACCTGACCTCCTATAAATAATACACCATTAACTTGATTTAAAATCATATCTAACGCACCTATTGGAGTGTCGTAAGGAATGGGTATTACTCTTGCATTATTCATTTCAACCCATTTTACATAAGATGCAGGTAAATATGAATGAGTATTTTTTTGGTAACCCGTCGTCATGGGTATGCTAAGAATTCCTATCGTTGGATGATGGAACATTTGTTTTTTTCGTTTATCCTTTGCTACTATAATTTTTGTTTTATTTTTTGTTTTATTGTTTTGTTTTTTTGTCTTTTTTGTCTTTTTTGTCTTTCTTGTCTTTTTTGCCATATATAATAAGTATTAGATTTTCTTCTCCATCAATTCGTGCTTGACTTCCACTGTCATTCCTAACTCTCTTTTTATCGATGACTTTTCTTTATCAAGTCCTTGATTATCGCATGTACCACCTGTCATATTTTGAATCATTGTTTGCCATTCCATTAGTAGTTTATCATCTTCTAGATAATTAGGATGAGTCTTTTCCCACAGTTTCACCTGTTTAATTTGTTTATAAGTAATATAGTCGATGGTTTTGTCTATTTTCTCGTGACTTTTATCTTTTTCCCATTTGTCAGCATCTTTCACATAAAATTGCATTCGTTTTTTATCTGAACAGTGTATTGGTCTCTGAGTCGGTTCCATATCCTGTAACTGTTTTGCAAATATATTACTTATACCTTTGGCAAAGCCATGATTTTTGGTGTATAATATGTCTTCCAACGATACTTTTACATTTTCTACAAAATCTGTTAGATTCATTGCATCTTTGCATTTTTCATTGAGATAAATATTAATAGACATTTTATTGTTGTAAGTGTTTCCAATTTTAGGAATTACATCTTTTAATGTCTCTAAATTTGTAGCCGATTGACTCTGATTATTTAAAATATGCTTCATCATATTTTTTAATTCTGAAACTTCCTGTTTTAAAAACTCTTTTTCCAAATCAACACCCCCATCTCCTACACATGTAATAGATTTCCCAACAATGGTGTTTTCAATGGACCCTCCATCCGATGGGGTGAAACATTTCTTCTTGTGCTTACTGAGACCAGAAGCATATTTGTATATCTTGTCGCACACCATACAATGGTAACCCACTTTTTGTGTTATCCTCTCGTTATCCTCGTTATCCATTTTGTGTTTTGTAGTGGATAAATGTCGTTGCCAATCATAATTATCCCTACATGTATAGTCACATTTTTTACAGTGATGATTAATCCCACTTTTGTCCCCACTTTTTTTCATCTATATATGGATAACAAAAAAAGTGGGATTTATTTCGCTAAAAAAATGCATCTAGTGCTGAAAAAAAAGCACTGTTATATTTACCCCCCTACACCGTTCAAGAAGAATTTCGAAGTGTGCATTTTTTGAAGCCCTAAAATATAGCAGATTTTGCACTTTGGACATTTTAAAATGTCCATTTTCAAATATATCTACCGACTTTTAATTCATTTTTTTAACATTTTTTCTTTAAGTTAAAAAAATTAATTTATTTATTATTATTATTATTTTCTATTTTTTTTAATAAGGCAGTATTATAAATTAAATTTCCTGTTGGTTTATATTCTGAAACTTGAGTATAATTTTTATTGTCCTCCTTTTTATTTATGGAAATTGGGACATTCGACTTTCTCATAAATAAACTGTTCATGTCTTTTGGGTCTGAGTTACCGGATATTTTTTTCTTCTCTTCGACTTGGTTACCAAACCCATCGATATTATAACCGTGTTTTTTCTTGAAATTACTTCTCTGATATTTTGGTATATAATGTTGCCAGGAAATAAAGAGCAAATTAGGATGCGTGTATTTAACTATAAATTCGTTCTGAGTTAACTTATCCATTATAAAAGCTATACAAGAAGCTGAATCATATCTTGGCGTACCAACTAAAAATTCAGGAACTATAAAAAAACAAAAGTGCTCTGTGTTTTTCTGCCGTGAACTGTATTTGATTTTTTGATGTGCACGATTTAGTATTTTTTTATAAACGCGGAGTCTTAAGTCTTCGGTTTGTTGTGTTCTATTATACAGTTCATCTAAACTTATTTTATCTCGGAACTCATCATTATTCATTAAAATCATATGAGAAAAAAACTATTAAAAATTAAACGATGATATTATTTATGACTATAAGACATATCGTATTGTGTGGTGGGGGTTATAACGGTATTTATACAATCGGTGCCATAGATTATCTGCTGCGCCAACAATTTTTTAATATAGACGATATTAAAACTATATACGGAACATCTGTTGGTGGATTCATAGGCGTATTACTCTGTCTGAAATTACCATGGGACACCATTTTAGACTATATAATAGAACGACCTTGGGAAAGAGATATGATATTTTCGGCAGATATGATGTTTAACATGATTCCAAAAAAAGGACTACTAGATTCATCATATATGAAATTGTTTTTTACTAAATTATTAAAAGCAAAAAAATTATCTCCTGAAATTACATTGTCCGAATTTAATATTTTTTCGAATATTGATTTATTTATTTTTGCAGTAGATGTAAATGCATTTGATGTTGTTAAAATATCACATCATTCTCACCCGGATCTTAAGTTGATAGATGCTATTTTCATAACTTGCTCAATTCCCTTTATTTTCCAACCAACATTTATCGAAAAAACTTATTTGGTCGATGGAGGTGTTTTATGCAATTATCCGTTAGATTATTGCATAAACGATGGTGCTGACAAAGAAGAAATATTAGGAGTACAGTTCCATTTGAATAAAAATACAATGTCAATCGACCAGACAACAAATATTTTGTACTATGGTTATTACATGTTTGATAAATTGGTTGGTGTTGCTAGAAAAGACCCTATAAACAATATACGGAACGAGGTTATCGTGCCATGCGACGCTATGAATATATCAGTTGGTGTAAAAATAATAAATGATAAAGATTTACGCTTATCATATATTAACAAAGGTAGGGAATGTGCCAAATTGTTTATTTCTTATCAATCTAAAGTGCCGTGTTTAAAAAGTTAGTCAGATTATCTTCCGTAATATCCGAATCGAACTCAATCACAGTGTTACCCTTTACTATATAAATAGTAGGGAAGCCGGTTACATTCACATCGTGATTGCTTTCAAAACTTTGAATTGTCCCTTCTTCTTTCTCTCCATTTATTTCAACAAATTCAATGGTTACACCATTTATTTTCTTACCATCATTGTTCTCGAAAGTTTTTTTCCACCCTGAATCTTTTGCAATAATATTTGTTTTACAATGAGGACACCAGTCTGTATAAAATGCGTAAATTGTGGCAGTTGTTATCGCATCATCATCATCACTATTTCCTACAAATTCCTTGTTGTCTTTGTATTCAGGGTCTAGTTTAGGGGCAATGTATGTGCTATACACCCAAAAAGCGATGCCTATAAATAATATTATTAAAAATAGAATCATCATGAATTTTTTATTTGTCACCGCTTGCGCCATAGTTTGTTTAATATTGTTTACCATTTCACTCATTGTATATATATATTAAATATAGAAACATGTAGATAATTTCAAACGAATATAAAGTAGTTATGATATGATATGATAATATGTGGATGCGAAATTATCAAGGAAAAATTGTATATTTTGATATTACTAAATATCATAATGAAAAAGATTTATATTGCGCGTTATGGAAAACAAAATTTAATATTGACGTTGAACAAAAAGATATGGATTTCAACCGTGAAATAATGTCCATAATTATTTCGTAAAATATTTTTTCGGACTTTAATATAATAATGGCTAAAACCAGAAAAAAAAGGAAACATGAACAAAAGACATACACAAAAAAACATTTTCAAAGTGGGGATGGGATGGTAACCAGTGTCTGGGGACCACCATTATGGCACTATTTACATACAATGAGTTTTAATTACCCTGTTAAACCGACACCAGAAGATAAAAAATATTATAAAAAATTCATCATAAATTTACGATATGTATTACCGTGTCGATATTGTAGAGAAAATTTGACGAAAAATTTCAAAGCACTCCCTTTAAATGCTGCTGCCATGAAAAATCGCAAATCATTTTCTATGTGGGTATTTAAGTTACACGAACTAGTGAATACAATGTTGGGTAAAAAATCAGGACTGCGGTACTGTGACGTTCGCGAAAGATATGAACATTTCCGTTCAAGATGTACTGAAGATAAAAAATTTTCAACGCGCAAAATAAAAGAAGCAATAAATAAGACTAGAAAAAATAAAGAAAAGGGGTGTACAGAACCATTGTATGGCTCTAAATCAAAATGCATTCTTAAAATTGTACCTAGATCAAAAAGGGGTAATAGTTTTCAAATAGACAAGAAATGTATTAAAAAAAGGATAAATGTCTAAATATAAAATGTATTTTAATAGTAAATGACATTTTATACACTCGAAGAAGTTGGTCAGCATAATACAAAAGACAGTTGTTGGGTTGTTGTGAACAATACTGTATATGATGCAACTAATTTTATACAGCATCATCCAGGGGGTAAATTCGCAATTTTATCCAAGGCTGGCATGGAAGTTTCCAAACAGTTCAAATGGCATTCTAATCATGCTAAACAACTGTGGAAATTATATAAAATAGGAGAAATATCTAATCCTACCAAGATTTGTTGCTACTAGCTTGTGATAACCAAGGAAGTGGTAAATATTGGTTATTCATCGAATTATAATTTGGAACCTTTTTACAAGTAAAAGATGGTTCTGGACAGCGAGCGCATGGTGGACAAGGAGGAGCGGGTTTGTCTCTTGGACAAGTTGAACGCTGTGGGCATTTAGGACATACGGGTGGTACAATAGATGATTTTAAAACATATAAATCTTGGTCGTCGTCAGGAATATCGACTCTCCGAACACCTTTCCTTTCTGACCAAAATCGGTCATGCATATCGTCATCATTATATAAATCATTACGCTTTGACATTTCTTCCTCATATCTTTGGTTTGTTTGTTGCGAAGCTCGTTGTTTGTTTGAGTCAACCATGCCTTCCTTAATATTCATTCCTACTGTAGACAATAGCACAACTGTCAATATGATAAAAAATAATGTTGATTGATTGAATTTCATTATATATATAATGAGTTAGAAAAAATCAAGACACAACCAAGATATAATCAAGACACAATCAAGAATAAATCTCTCTGTATATCATATATGCCATCACAGACACATGGGAGAGTTAGAAACGGATTTCACATATTTGCCAATAGTAAAGGGCAATCCTCGAATTTAAACCACTCGCCGTGTGATAAGAATTCGGCTTGCGAAAAAGCATATTGTTGTGGTCCTGCTATACAACCACATAGTTCTAAACCTAGAGAGAGAACACGAGGTTTATGTTCTTTTGTCAAGAATAGCGGAAGAGACAGAGCTTTAGCTTTAGGAGGGATAGGTTCCCGCTCAAGTGCTGTAAAAAGAGCGATTACGAGACGCGTCCAAAATAGAAACCAAAAGGCACCAGGTTATGTACCATCAGCTAGTCAGCCTCGCAATGCTACCCAATGGCCTACAAAGAATTCTGTCTGCGAAGTAAAATGTTCTTGTTGTATAACGACTAAAAATTAGTCCTAAAATGGCAAATATTGTCAATATTTTTTTTTCTTTGACAAATATATAATGACAAGATATCACGGAAGAGCAAAACAGCTAACTAACATTAACAGAAAACAACATGGTGCTAAATTGGCCGGATGTGTTTCGGGCACAGGGCGCTCAATCAGACTTGCGAGATACATTAAAAGTCGTGTGAACTGTAACGCGAGGATTGGATGCGTTGATAAAAATGGAAACCTAACAGGAAAAAAACTCACATATGATAATAAAGGTTGTTCCCAATGCGTAGCGTCAGACGGACATTTGCTTATTGCTAAAGCACCGACATCTCGAGCAAACGCAGGTGGTGTTCATCGTTATTTTCCCCTAGGTCGCCGCTAAATAAATTGATATAAATGTTAAATTAATATTTATATTAAAAAATGAGTTCTAATACGACACGACCGCGGAAAATTTTAAAAAGCTGTTATGCCGAAGACAGTTTAGAAGCAGGAGTAGATGAAGCTGGTCGCGGCCCTTTATTTGGAAGAGTGTATGTAGGTGCTGCAATTTTACCACCTGATGATTTCGACCATAGTTTAATGCGAGACAGTAAAAAATTATCAGAAAGAAAAAGATTGGTGGCATTTGATTATATTAAGGAAAATGCGATAGACTGGTCCGTGTCTTATTTTGATGAAACTGAAATAGATACGGTAAACATATTTAATGCTACTTACGGAGCAATGCATAAAGCTTTAGATAATTTGCAAGTTCGTCCAGAATTAATTCTCGTGGATGGTAGTCATTTTATCCCTTACGAGCATAATAATTACCAAGTAAGCCATGTCTGCATTACAAAAGGGGATGATATTTACAGCTCCATTGCAGCAGCTTCTATCTTAGCTAAGGTATCACGAGATAAGTATATAACGGATTTATGCGATAGATATGAAAATTTGGATACTTTCTACGATATTAGCAATAATAAAGGTTATGGTACATCTAAACATATTTCCGGGATTAAACAACACGGGATAAGCCAGTGGCACCGAAAATCATTTGGTATATGTCGTGAGTATTCTTAAAAAAATTGATTATATAATAATTATTAAATAATTAATTATATAAATAATGAAATTTCTAGTATTTGACACCGAAACAACTGGCTTACCTAAAAGTAAATATGCTTCTCCAGAAGAAACTTACTTATTTCCATATGTTGTTCAATTAAGCTGGATGGTATTTAATAGTGGAACAAATAAAGTCGAGACGTTGAAAGACAAAATTATTCGTTTACCAAATAATATATGTATCCCCAAAAGAGCTACTGAAATTCATGGTATTACAAACGAAAGAATGATTGAAGAAGGAGAACCGGTTGATAAAGTATTGGACGCATTTATGAGAGATGTAAGCTCCTGTACATATTTAATTGGTCACAACATCGATTTTGATAAAAAGATGGTAGAGGTAGAATGTATTAGAAACAAATGCAGGCTCCTGTCTGATTACAGAAAATTGTCATTTTGTACTATGAAACAGAGTAAAAATGTTTGCTGTATTGAAAAACAAAATTATTATACTAAAAAAATGGAGTATAAATACCCTAAACTCATTGAATTACATAATCATTTATTTCAAACAAAACCTTCAAATTTACATAATTCATTAATTGATGTACTGGTATGCTTTAGATGCTTTTACGCTCTAACTTACAATTCTGACCCCATGGAAACAAATGCGAAGTTCGCTTATCACTGCAAAACATTATGTGGACTTTAAGTAACAATTGAAATATTAAGCCCCGCACATTAAACAATCCTCTTCATTATCGTCTATGGGTGGTGATTTTTCATTACCCGGATTAGACGGTGGTTCAATTGTAAATTGTTGCGGAGCAGCCTTTGCTTTGGTTCTTAAGTAATAAATTCCTGTTTTAAGACCACACCCCCAAGCGAACATATGCATTGCGGTCAACTTTTTATAATCAGGATTTTTCATCCATAAATTTATACTTTGGCTTTGGCAAATATAGGCACCTCTGTCCTTCGCCATTTCCAAAATATGTTTCATAGGAATTTCCCATACGATTTTATATTTTTCTTTAATGGGTTTTGGTAAATCCAATTGTTGCACCGATCCACCATTGGCTATAATGCTGTTTTTAACTTCGTTGTTCCATTTATCTAACGCAATTAACTCCATCATCAAATGTTTATTTACAATAACAAATTCTCCAGCAATAGTTCTTCTGACATAGATATTGCTAGTAAATGGCTCAAAACATTCATTGTTTCCTAAAATCTGCGAGGTCGATGCTGTTGGCATTGGTGCTACCAACAAACTATTTCTCAGACCGTATTTAATAATATTTTTCTTAAGGGTATCCCAGTCATATCGGTCACTGGGATTAACATTCCACATATCAAATTGGAGTGTACCTTTGGCGGCGGGACTATCTAAAAAACTACTGTATGCTCCTGCTAAATTGGAATTACTGTCACATTGAATCAATTCGGCTATTTTCAGATGTGTTTTTTCAACCATTTCAATTGTCGTTCTGTCAACTGTTAGCATAGTAGTGTTTGTAGCTGCAAGAATATCTTTGGTACTAATCATTTTATGGGAATTGAGCTCTTTCTCTGCTTTAAAATTATCAAGTTTAGAATGAATGTATTTTACATTGGAAAACCTTTCTTGTGCTATTTCATTACTTCTCTCCAACGCAGCATGATATATAGTTTCAAATATTTTAACATTAATTTCTTTTGCTAGGTCTGAATGAAAAGGAATATCCATTAATACTAATGCGTCTGCTAATCCTTGGACCCCAATACCAACCGGACGATGAAGCATGTTTGAGCGTCTTGTTTTTTCCGTGGGATAAAAATTCACATCTATGACGCGGTTGAGGTTATCAGTGACAACCTTGGTGATATCATGTAATTTTTCATAATCAAATTCGGAACGCAAATGTTTGACTAATTCAGAATACGGACCCATATATTTCTCATCAACTATAATTTGGGGAAATGTTTTAACTTCAATATTATATGTACATTTAAATAAATGTTTGAAGCTATCCATTTCTCCTTGTGTTACTTCAAGTATTTCGTAGTTAATATTATTAGCATCTAACATATTTTTTGACATATTACAATAAACACAATCTGGTTTTGTGTATAATTTTACTGATTTCCACCCTGGCTCTCTCCTTTTAACAAATTTAGGCAAACCTATGCTAGCTAAATTGCATACCGCCGTTTGGTCGGCGTTAGAGTATTCGATAATTTCTGTACATTGTGATGTTATTACACCATTAAAAATACCGACATTTCTTTTTTTCTCTGTAAAGCAAAATGTCTTATCTTGTCTACCATTGTCTTCTATATGAGTTATTTTTACAAAATTCACTTCATTTATTTCAGGATTGCGTCTCTTAATAATAAATCGTTTTGACGAAAATCCAATTTCTACTAATTTTTGTACATCACTTGGTCCAATTAATAACTGCCATAGTTTTTTCGATTCATAATAATCTAACCCACCTTTCCCATTTGATATTACTTTGCTGACAATGCCACAAGTTTGTAACATTAATTTTATTTTTAAAATTAAATCTTTGCGATTACATGGAATTTGAATTGATTGGATTGTGTCATTTTTTTCCATAGAACCATCGCAATATCCAGCAAACCAATCCAATTTACTTTTTAATGAATAATTAGAAGGAACCGCAAAGTTATCTTTTAAATCAACGGATAAATCACAGTCTAAATTTCTTTCTTCATTCTTGGTCCCTTCCGCGCTTAAAATACCATTGGTATAAGCATTTTTCAACTCCTTTTTGTTATCAATAATTGGGTACTCACAGTTAATAAGTTTCATATCAGGTTTCAGATTTTGCGCTTCTATAATGCTTACATTTTTAATACTATCCTGTTTCATATCTGTATATTTTGTTTGAATATAGAATTTATGATATTTCGTACATGTTAATTGCGAACCATCCGAAAAATCAATCGTAATTAGTTCTGATTTATCACTTGTCTGTTTAATAGTAGTTTCGCTAAATTCCTTACCATTCCATACATTTACGGTTTTATTTACAATGGTTTGTATTTCTATATGTCCTTCATCTGTTAAAATTAATGTTTCTGGTGCTACGCACAAATTACTACTCTTTATAGTGCCTAGATTTTTTTGATTTGATTTTTTATTGCAAGCATCTTTATAAAGCATATACGGTGTCCCTGTTTCCATTTGTGAATCTAATATTTTAAACCATACTTCTCTGGCCCTTACTTGTCGCAATCCTTTTCCAGAGAGTTCATATTGTTTATATAAAGTATCGAAATCATCTCCGTAGGCATCGCTTAAACCTTTGCACTGATCCGGACACATTAAAGTCCACATTTCATCGTTTTTCACGCGCCTCATGAATTCATCCGGGATCCATAACGCATAGAATAAATCTCTAGCTCTTTGTTCCTCATCACCGTGATTTTTCTTCATATCTAAAAATGCCATAATATCTCCATGCCATGGTTCGATGTATATGGCAAATGACCCATTTCGTTTACCCCCACCATTATGGACAACCCCGTTATGAATCAAATAATTATGCGTTTTTATAAGTTGTAAATCATAGAGTGTTCCATCATAAATGTCCTTTTTAATATTAGATATATGCGTGTAAATAAGATTATCATGTTCGAAAAAATCATGAAACTGCTCATTTTCAATCGAAAAGATGTCGGCGATATCCTTTGTTTTTGGGATTCTTAAACAATACGATATTTTTTTATTTTCACTAGCGTCTTCATATAGCGTTTCATATTTTTCATTAATTCTATCACGAACATGACCACCTGTGGGTATACCCATTCTCAGTAATAAATACCTTAACGATTCTACCAATTTAAGAGACGGTGTATCAAATACAATTTCATTTTTTATACAATCTTTGCTGTCTATTAAACCCTTTACTATATATTTAATCTTTTCTATTGGAAGATTTAACCACTTTGCGTGAATATATTTTTCATTATTATCGTTATAAAGAGTCGCGTATCTAAATGGCAACGCAAGACTCTTATTCCATCGTATTCTTGAGGTATTGTTTTCGGTATTAATAAAATATTTTACACACTTTTTGGCCAAATACTCTTTTACGAAATGTAGGTTATCGGTCGAATGCAATGATACATAACAATTGATAGACGAGTTATTCATAGAACCGTCTCCCAATAATAACCCGTACATGTAACAGTCTTCCTGTGTTAGTTGTAGAACGTCCTTTTCGTATTTTGGTTTTGTAAATATAAGCATGTCTTCCGTAGTTAAATCTTTGGCGTCCACCCATTCAGGTTTTATGGTTTGATTAATAACTCTGTTTTTGATTACGGAATAGCTTAATTCTGTTGGTTGATTTTTAAGACAATACACCGGGTGTTCTGGCGTAATTGTCAGTGGTTTGAATGAATGTATTGAATTTATAACCAATGTATCTCCAGTATAAGAATGTTCAAGTACATTATTGATTGTTTCACAACCATTTGTTGTAAATATTTTAGTATCCCCTGCAACACAGTGTTGGATTTCCATTGGACCATTTGTCGTGTAAATAATTGTTTCAGGGGTTATACATTGATCAACGTAGCGGGCAGTATTATTAAATACTCTGAGCATCGGGACTATTCCATTGGAATTACCGTTTGTTCCTCGGATATGCGAACCAGAAGCTCTCACATTATGAATATGAAGACCTATGCCACCGGCCCACTTACTAATTTTTGCACAATCTGAGAGAGTTTCATAAATTCCAGAAATACTATCATCTTTCATGGCCAATAAATAGCACGAAGATAGTTGACTTCTCGGAGTACCTGCGTTAAAAAGTGTGGGTGTTGCATGTGTGAAATATTTTTTACTCATAGCATTATATGTCCTTTTAACTTTGACAAAGTTATTACCCCAAATACCAACCGCAACTCTTAACCACATATGTTGCGGCCTTTCTACTATTTTCTTATTAATTCGCATTAAATATGCCCTTTCCAATGTTTTAAAACCGAAATAATCTATTAAATAGTCTCTCTCATAGTCAATCATCTCTTCCAATATATCTTTATTGTTATCAACGATATCCCACAGCTCCTCGGAAATAAGAGAGTGTTTTTCTCCATTTATATCCTTAAAATGATACAACAGTGACATGGACCCATGGAAAGTCCCCATGGTATTTTTATGATGATTGGATATAAGAATTCTGCTTGCTAATTCACCGTAATCACCGTGTGTAGTAATAAGAGACGCACACTGTTGTGCTGTTAATTCATCAATTTGAGTAGTTGGTATCTCGTCATATAAACGGTCGATGATTTTTTGAACCAGTGATGTATAATTAACTGATAAATCATTACCTCCTAGTTTTTTCACACGGTTTAATATTTTGTCAAAGGAGATGAACTCCTTTTGACCATTTCTTTTAATAACATAATCTTCGTGACTGTTCATTGATTATAATCTATGTCAGTTATATTTTAAATAATGATTATACAAATATTATATTTTACAATACTTATAAAATTGTCTTTTCGTCTCGCGTTTCTTTACCCTCCTAACCAAAAAAGTTTTTCTTTTTCGGGGATATGTACTTTTCTCATCATACCTTACTCAAGACAAAACGATTGGGTGGTGTATACCAAACGGTCTTCTTTTTTGAGTTTTTAATGTTCCATCAGTTCTTCTTGATCAATTATATAAACAAAATAATATATTTGGTATCTATATATGAAAAAAGATTTATATTTAAAAGTAATGATAGTTGTACTAGCTTTTTTAGGCATCTCTGTTATTCTTAATAATAAAAAAGAAGGGTTTCATAATTTAAAACCTGAAATGTTTACTAAAAACCAGGTTAAAGGGTTGTTACATCCATCGTATCAAATGAAAAATAACCCGGGTCTTTCTGATTTAGATATGGAAAAGGCATATAAGTTATATCCTTCGTATGCCGTTGGTTCTTATGCGCAAATCACCAACAATAAAAGATATTGGTCTACTCCGTGTAACGGATATACAACACCATCTGATATGTGTGGAGGATTATATAAACCAAAACATTGCGACCATGCTCCAATTGTCCCTCCTAAAGAGCAATGTGACCGTGTGAATTATTACTGCAGTAAATAATTATATTTCTAATGCAAATGATTTAAGTGATTCCGTATCTATCTTTAGATTGATACTATTTTGGTGATTACTTGGTTCTAATGGAGGGGTTACAATTGATAAAGTTTCACCTGATTTTTTATTGCGTTTTTTTGGTTTTCTGTGCTCATAACCCTTTTCTCTTTCTTCTATCACAGTATCCCAAATTTCTTTAAAGTTATGTTTTATAGCATTAAACCATAATTTATTTCTACGCACCAATACACAAGAGATAGTTTCTAAATACCAATATGTGTCAGCAATCCAAGACAGAGATGAGTTATCGTCAATCAGCTTATCTTTCCATAATTCATACTGAGAAAATGTAGTAATATCCAATGGTGTATATTTATATAACGGCTTTGAACCATCATTAAAACATGCGATTATGCCCTTTCTTTTCCCATTGATAGTTTTACTAAATTCTCCATCTGATAAATATTCTTCCTCTGTTTTATATTCTTTGAACGAAGTTTCTAGGAAATCACATTCGTCTAAATTTAAACATTCCATTTGCATCTGCATCTGGACCCAGTAATCTTTTTTTGGAATACCGGTAATATTCCTGCTGGTAGGATTTTTAATTTCCAACGCTCTACCATATCGCGGGTTATCTATTTTTATATTAATACCATCAGGAGATGCCGCAAGATGAGGATATTCATCATGTTCTATACAACCATAATCTCCAATTTCGGTATCATACATGTTTTCATATATAAGAACTGACAATGGTTCGAATTTATGACCATGGTGCATGGCCGTAGAAGTATTCACATTCGAATACTTGGTAGGGTTAATAGGTTTACATTTATCTAGGATAATCTGATTCATTGCCGAATCAGATTCCAACACTTTCCATGCACTACTGGCTGTAATATGATTCCATCTGAAATTAAACCATTCAATAGTACCTTGCTCATGTGTATCCTTTTTTTTAATGTGTTTTAATATTTGAGTGTAAGGTCTTTTATTTTTAGGCGTTGTAATTTTCGTCATTTCTGAACGTTTTATTCCATAAAATTCAAAATAACTATAAATACCTTCATCAATCAATTCTGATAAGTTTATATCAATAAGATATTCGATATCGTTATATAAAATTTCAAGGATGTGGTATGTGTGTTCAAACAGTCGGTGATCGAAATCTTTAAAACGATATTCTTCAATATTATTGTTAATAAATTCATCTATTATTAGATAGGTGCTTTCTCTTAGTTCGTCTATGTCTGTTTCTTGTATTTGTGTTGGAACAGAGATAGAATGAATTATATTTGATAACATTGGTAATTCATTCAGCAACATATATTATATAGTGCTATTTATTCTTAATTATCTTTTATGTCAATTTTATTTTTCCTTCTAGACGGAGCCAATCCTTTCATTGTGGATTTTTTTTTATCAATCCTTTTAAGTGTGAATTTTTTTTTATCCTTATTAAATTGTAACCCAGGAATAGCTTTAATACTGCCACTTTTCACATCATAATTAACATCTTTTACGCGTTGTAATTTTTTCCTATTCAACGATTCATTCAAATATATCACTAATTTTTTCTTTTCTACCTCTGTTAATTCGTTTTCATTGGAAAATCTTGTTACAAAAATATCTAATTTTTTAAGTTTGGTAGATCTTCCTAATTTACTCCACGGCTTATTTTTGTTATTTGCGGTTTCCTGTCTTAAAAAATCATCCAAATTATCCGAATTGGCCTTAGCTGCAAATTTTGAATTATTATTTAAAAGCATCGTTTGGTATTTTATGTTTTTGAGTTCTTGACATTCTTCAGACATTGATATATATATTAATATAAAGATATCAGTTTATACTATTTTTTTAACAACTTAGGTAAATTTATTATTTTTTTGGCAAAGTTGGCTAAATTGCCTCGAAAGTGTTTGATAACATATGATTCCAGTAATATTACTAGTATAGTAATAAAAATACCGACCATAAATGTAACTGTACCATCGACCATGGGATAATTTAGTAATTGAGAGGTTTTATCCATGGCCCACAAAATGAATTTTCCAGGTAATAAATAAGTCATTAACAACATAACAAAAGCAAGTGACCATCCTTTAATTATACTGTTAGTCTTTTTGGTTTCTCTTGACACAATATATGTTAGTCCCAATAATGCCATGTAATTAATCATTGTCTGTGAAGAAAATCCGTAAATTGTTAATGGTGAAATCGGATACAAATGTTCCCATATATTAAATGGTCCACCGTGCCAAGTTATCACAGTGGCTATAATATCTAAATTTGGCATATACGCTTCTAAAATGGTATATAAATCATTTTTGACTAACACAAAAGGAATAATGACGACAAACACAATAATAAATGTTACAAAACCAACTACTGTTTTTATAAAATCCACTTTGTTTTTCTTATCATTATTAGCGACCTTTTGACTATATTTTATATGTGTATTCATTTATATAATATGAATAAAAAAATTTACCTAGACAAAGAAAAAATTCAACGAAAGTCTGTTAAACACTGGGATTATAAGGATTTTTTGTTGGATAAAAATAACCATATTCGCATTATAAATCAACTGTTTCTAGGACAACCTTTTAATGGAGATAATACAACCAAACAAGAGCTGCGAAATAAAATAAATAGTTACAAACAACAGGATATTAAAAAGGGAAAAAACTTAAACGGTTTAATTAGTTATGACGAATTGTTAGAAAAAATAGTTATTTCGAAACTTAAATGCTACTATTGCAGGAAAAATATGTTACTTTTGTACGAGAATAATAGAGAGGGTGAACAATGGACTCTGGATAGAGTGGATAATAATTGTGGACATAATAAAGAAAATGTTGTTATTGCATGTTTAAAATGTAATTTGGAGAGAAGATGTATAAATAATGACAAATTTTTATTCACAAAACAAATGAGATTAATTAAAAAAAATTAAATATAAATATTTTTATATGTCTCAAAAATATATTTACTGGGTATGGGGAAATGGAGGAATTATGAAAAAGTCTCTCCGAGACACAGACAAAAAATCACAAATACAAGAAAATGTATTGTCTATAACAGATAATATGGATAATAGAAAACGTTCAGACCGCGAATTAAACAGTGAAAGATTAAGTCAAAGAGATTTAATAATACAAACAAGCATAAATCCGTTTTTATCAGACCATAATTATTTGGATGATTTGCAGGTACAGGCTGAGTTTTTAAGACCAAAAGATAGCAATATTAAAGGTGATGGATTATAAGTATTTAAAGCCGTGGTGCGACAATTGCATATACATTAATGAATAATAGTTCGCAATATGCTACTCAAAACAATTTATTATTAAATACTCTCTTAAAATATTATGGAAAAGATGAGAACTTAAGTAAAATTTTATCAATTATAAATGGACATTCAAGAGAATCGTTGAGATTAATAGACTGGTTTGTTACTAATTACGCAAAGGCCAAGTTTATTGGATATGATCTAAAGGACAAACAAGGTAGAGTCAAGAGGTTCAAAGTGTACATTGATTATAAATTAAAACTAAAAGCATATTCTAAGAAACGATTTGACCCATTTTGTAGGTGGGATAGAATTGCCATTCCTTATAAAAACGGTACTCATATTCAGACAACTATTGGGCAACTTAATTTTTTTAAGTGGGCATTGGAGAACGAGATTATTGATTACATAAAAGAACATTTAGACGAAATAGAAAAGGATATGAATAAACGCAATTCGACATCAAAAAATCGCATTGTAAAAAAAAAATTAAAAACTCGCAAGAAGAGGCAAGAATTATCATGTTCTGCTACAAAAAGCATTAGAAAGGAAGAGGTAAAAATAGTTGTCAAATTTGATTAATTGGTTATGGTAATATTAAGAACAGTGTCAAGATAAATAATAAAGAATAAATTATATGGTTTCTATAATAAACTTTTTTATGGGAAATAAATTAACAATCAAAAAAATAGGATTCGAAGATATACAATATGTGCTTAAACACAAAAAAAATCAATATGCCTTAATAAATACATTGGATATAACTGACCAGACTTGTTTAATACCAGGAACAGTATCCGTTAAAGATGAAGAATTCATGATTAATAAGCATTTGAATAAGAATATTTCTATTGTTATTTATGGAAAAAACGCGAACGACGTCTCTATTTTTAAAAAATACGAACAATTATTAACACTTGGATTCACTTCAGTATATGTATATACCGGCGGATTGTTTGAATGGTTGTTATTGCAAGATATTTATGGAAATGACGAATTTCCCACCACCAGTTACGAATTAGATATATTGAAATATAGAACAGAACCTGTGTTGCAAAGTAGTTTGTCGCTTGAAAATATAGATTGAATTATGCCGTACATTTAGTATACATATACTGGTCTTGAATACTAGTATTTTTTAATTGAATTGTATTTGTTATAAATCTTTTAATTTGAATCAAGGTGTGTGTTGAAATAGAATCCATAAAATTACAGTTACCATCAAAATTGTAAACTGGGGTAGTAACATTACATATCCAATTACTATGATAACAATGACATTTTTCTAAATATTCGAGTGGTATATTCTCACCAGTTCTTGCCCTGGAATCAACCCTTTCTTTGCTTTTTACAGGGGTAGTATTTACATAAATCAAGCCAGAAATGGGAATATCTTCAATAAATTCATTAAACCATTTTAAATATATTTGGTAGTTAATTTCTTCTATTTTATTTTCTTCATATAACATTTTCGCAAACACTTCTCGGTCAGTAAACACGGATCTTTCGGTGATAATAATGGATTCAGGGTTTTCTTGAATGGTTTTCTTTAATAATGTTAATCTTGAAATATAAGTCATCATTTGAAAAGAGAAAGCATATTTTTTGGGATCAGCATAAAATTTTTGTAATATTGTATCTCCATTTATATCCTTCAAGTTTTCCCATTCTGACACTGGTTCTTGAACATAAATAACAGACTTATTAGATAAAGTAGCTATCTTTTTGCCAAGAATTTTAACTAAAGTAGATTTACCAGAACCAATATTACCTTCAATGCTAAATATGTGTACCATTTATAAATCAACTTAATTTATAATTAACTTAATTTATAATTAACTTAATTTCAATTTAATTATAAAAAAATTGATTACATCCATATAGTACGAGTCCATATTATACTATATAATATGGACCTAACACAGCAAAAACTTACCTCGGAAGAATGGGATGCGTTAGAAAGACCGGTTTCAAAGGGAGAACAGAGAATTCTGGAGATGATTAGAGATGGGTATAACAATATCGACATTTTATTCAATGATACCCAGAGTTTGATAAATTTCGTAAAAATATCTGAAAACAAAGACATGCACCATCAATATTTCTACGAAAAATATTTCAAAAAGGAAATGGATACTTTAAAAAAAAAATATTTAACCGATATTTTAAAAGTAGATAAAAAGAAAAAAAATACAAATTCTTTGAAAAAAAGAGAGCTTATAAGAATTGCAAATGTCGATAAAAAGATAGATTCAATGCGCAAACAAATTGTGGAATTTGTGTTGTTAGATTTATTAAAACAATTCTTGAAATCAAATAAAAAATCACCTGATGATAAAAAAACATACTATCAGTTTTATACCATGGGTCAAATTTTGAAATATGATATTCGCAATGTGAACCCTCAGGTGGTAGCATTGATCACCAATGTACTCGACCATTTTACTCCTAAAATTAAAAAAAATCAGTTAATTAAATATGCTTACGAGTTGATTGAAAAGAATAAAGATATTCATAAATATCGCGATATTAAACTTTATGAACACCAAAAACGACTTCTGACAGATTGGAAAACACCCGGTCCAAAACTTTATCTATATCAAGCTCCAACAGGAACTGGTAAAACATTGACTCCATTGGGTTTAGTATCACCACATAACCCAGACACAGATAGGTCAAAGAAGAACATTAATGAAAAAATTATGGAATTGTCTTTTATCGAGGAAGAGGACCCTGCAAAAATAGAATTGGTGAAAAGTAAAATAGATAAATTACAAAAGGAGTTGAAAAATTTACCAAAAAAACGCAGAATTGTATTTGTGTGCGCTGCTAAACATGTTGGACTTCAGTTAGCCAAATCCTGCATTGCATTAGATATCAAAATTGCAGTGGCATTTGGTTGTAGTGACCCAGCTGGTATCAGACTGCATTATTTTGCAGCGAAAGACTTTGTTAAAAATCGCCGAACTGGTGGTATCTTCAGAGTAGATAATAGTGTTGGTGACAATGTCCAAATTATTATTTCAGATATTCAATCGTATGTACCAGCAATGAGATATATGTTAGCCTTTAATGAACCAGAAGAATTAACTTGGTATTGGGACGAACCAACTATTACATTAGATTATGAAGACCATAAATACCATGAAATATTAAAGCAAAATTGGCAGGAGAATTTAATTCCGAATATTATATTATCTTCTGCCACTCTCCCAAAGCAAGAAGATATCGCCCCCTGTATTCAAAGTTTCATTGGTAAATTCAATGCTACAAATATAGATAGTATTTTGAGTCATGATTGTGCTAAAACAATTCCACTATTGGATATGAATGGTTTTGCAGTATTACCTCACTTGGTTTACGGTGAATTTTCAGTTCTCAAAGAATCAATCAAACATATCAAAAATTATCAAACTCTGTTGAGACATTTTGACCTAAAGGAAGTAACTCGGTTTATTATCTATGTGAATAAACATGTTGAATTAAAAGATAGGTATAAAATTGATAACTACTTTGAATCTATCACTGATATAAATGTAATCAGCATTAAACAATATTATTTAAAATTACTAATCGCTGTTAAAAACGATTATACGAAAGTATATGATTATTTTCAAAGCAAAAAAAAGGCGGTATACGATTCTACAATAAAATTAACCACATCTGATGCGTATACACTAACAGACGGACCGACCATTTATATGGCTGATGATGTTAAAAAAATTGCCAAATTTTGTCTTAAATTAGCCGCCATTCCGGCGGCAGTACTCAGTATTATTATGGACGGTATCACTTCTAATGATTTGCTGCGACAAGAAATAGATTTAATTGACCGAGAGTTAATGGTTATGGATAATTTAGATGAACCGTCGGGAAAAAAAGGCAAGAACACGGACCGTTCGCAGAAATCTAAAAAGGCAAGCAGAAACACTCCATCAGAAATGGAAACGAAAAAGAAAGATTTGCAAAGAAAAATGGATGGGTTGCGTGGAAATCTGATTAAGATAGAATTGGATAAAGAGTTTGTTCCAAATACAATGGACCATCTTAAAAAATTTTACAAAGACGAGTGGTTGGGAAGGTCATTCACTCCTGATATCCCAGAATCAGCGGTGGAAAAAATTATGTTATTGGAGGTAGACGCTATCTGGAAAGTATTATTGCTCATGGGTATCGGAGTATTTACAAATCATACTTCTCGAGATTATGTGGCGATAATGAAAGACCTTGCACAGAACCAGCAGTTATACTTGATTATTGCATCAACTGATTACATTTACGGTACGAATTACCAGTTTTGCCACGGATATATTGGAAAAGATTTGAAATCATTAACACAGAACAAATTAATCCAGGCGATAGGTCGTACCGGAAGACAACATACCAATATGGATTACAGTATTCGGTTAAGAGATGATGAATTTATCAATACTCTCTTCATGCCAAGTACCAATAAAATAGAAGTTGCTAATATGAATCGATTATTTGCATAAGCAATTTAATATTAATATAAAAATTATAATATCTCCATTATCGCAACACTAAATATAGTGTTGCTTTTTTTTTGAATATTCGGACCTATTATTTCCAATCGTTTTCCAGTAAGAGTTTTTTACTAAAAAATTTCATTGTAAACAATAATAATTATTGGTTACAGTGTTTAAGATAGTCAAAATACAATATTATTCAATTTCATAAGTTATTGGAGAGATGGATATATTGTATTCTTTTTTTCCATACAGATACAGATTAGAACCAATCCTTCTCACATACCAAGAAATAATAAACGCCATCCCTAAAATAACAGATCTTGGTGCTGAAATCACACGACTTAATATATATGATGTAATAGCAAGAAACATCATGCCAATTACTCCTTCTACGATATTTTCATCCGTAAGCAATACAATGCGGGTCATCTTATATATAACTGATATTTTATAGGACAAATATTATAATAATTTTATAGAAAAATAATTATAATTTTATGATAAGCGTATACTTAATTATGATAAGCGTATTATACTTAATTGGAGTATGCAAGACCACCCATACCACTCATGACACGAAGGACATTGTAGTTGGTAGCATAGACTCGGACCTTGGCAGTCTCGTCTCCACCGATGGCGTTGGTGGAAAGGACAAGCTGAAGAGTAGCGTTATCAATGCGAGAGAAATTGCAAGTACCAGATGGCTGGTGCTCTTCTGGGCGAAGTGCAAACGAGTAAACATTAATACCAGTGTCTGGGTTTCTGGTGTGATGCTGGTATGGCTGAACAAGGTCGAAGTAGGTACCCTCACGCTCAGAAAAGCGGTCCTGTCCGTTAAGCTGGAGCTTAGCGGTGACAACTGGGTTCTGTCCCCAGCAGTGCATGTTGAGCGCTGTCTCGGCAAGAACAAATGCTCCCGCGTCAGAGACACCCGAATCAGAAATGGTAGAAATGGGAAATGGTACAGAAAGAGCCGGGACACTGGGAGAATAATTAGACTCACCCCACTGTTTACCAAGGTTATCAATTCCATCTGCACCAGGGTCCTGGAAGAGACCGCGCGATGTGATGAATCCACCATTGGTAACAGTTGCACCACCGGTAATCTGGTCATATCCAGAGAAAGCTCCGAAGGACGGTACAAGGGCGTCAATCGCATCAGTGTAGTTGAATGGCTGGGCACCAAGAGCACGGTTCAAGTCACGATCCATGAGGAACGACTGACAGTAGTCAACATTTTTGTCCGGCTGGACAACGAAGACAATCTCTTTACAAGGATGGTTGAAATTTAGTTTAACTTTGTTCGACGAAGAACCAACGGACTCGTCTCCTGTAAACTGGAGCTGTTCGATCAGGTACTCGTGTGGGTTCTGGGCCATGCGTCTGCGCTCATCCGTATCAAGGAAGACATAGTCGACATAGAGAGATGCCGCGACTAAAGATTTCTGGTATGCGGCACCGTCTTTGACAGATGAACCATTTCCCTTACCAGTTCCTTCCGTAAGGTTGGTGACGGCGAAAAGAACTTCATCCGAAGGGCGAAGCTCAAGATTGATTTTGACTTCATGGTACTGAAGAGCAATCAATGGTAGGGCAAGTCCAGGGTTGCGGCAGAACCAGAACTGGAGCGGGATGTAAAGCGTTGTCTCTGGGAGAGCGTTGCGTGGTGCGCATACTGCTGCCGGGACATCGAGTGCCGAACAGGCGCTGTCAACATCAGCGAAAGACGGGTCAACCAAGTAGGTGAGCTGTGTGGTTTGTCCAACCATCTTGTTGTATCCACGCTCCTGCTCAGCCGTAAGAGTAAGCTGGTTCCAGATGTGCATCCAGTCTCCGTACTGTCTGTCGATGCGCTGGCCTCCAATCTCGACCTCAACCATCGAGATGAGCTGCTCACCAGGGTAGTCTAGCCATCGAGCGTAAGTTTTTTCACCCTTGGAGTCGACACCACAGCATCCCTCCTGACCAATCTCTGGGAGAGTGACCTGAAGGTAGGTGCGGTATGCAAGATCACCATTTCTGGAGATAGTACACTGGACACGGCGTCCGAAATCGGCCTGTCCGTTAAATGTTTGTTCAATTGATTCCATTGCAAAGTTTGTGTGTCTGCGGTAGGTAACTTTCCAGAAAGTAATCTGTGGGTTACCAGTAAGGTAAACGTCTTGTGCGCCATAGGCAACGAGCTGCATTAATCCTCCTCCCATTTTGTTATACTATTGCTAAAGAAAAAAAAATTTTGATTTAATTTAATTAATTTTTAATTATTAATGGTAAGCCGCAAAAAAAATAATGTTAATATTAACATTATTTTTCGTCTTAAAATATGTATTTTATTTTATATTTTTTAATTTATAATTGATTTATAATTTTATTAATATCAAAATTATTTTCTAAAAATTTTGCTAAATAATTATCTAAAAAAACCTCTTTTTTACCCTCGTGATTTTTTGTAAAAACATACATATCATTTTTTTTAACAATGCGCCAACCTTCTTCTAAAGCATTGTAAATAAATGCCATTTTGTGTATTTTAATAGAGTCTATTTGTAGAGTATTTGTGATATTTTTACTAATATCCATTAAATCTTGGAGAGAAAGATAATACTATATTTTAACTATTTGTAACATTAGCAAAATAAATAATTAAAAAAAGTTAATCATTATAATATAATGCCATCTTTTAAGCCTAAAGCAAATAAAAAAATTTTAGTTTCAAAAAAATCAAATGTCACAGTTGATAGTAAACACCAGGAAAAAATGATGGAATTCGAAAATATAAAAAAATACATAATACCGGAACTAAAAAAAGAAAAACAATCATTTGAATCTAAATTAAAATGTCACGACTTGTCAATTGATGAAACACTAGAATTAAAAGATAAAATTAAAAACCATTCCAAAAAAATTTCAAAATATAAAAAAAAACAAAAAAATTATTTATTGGATAATTCAAAATATGTTTTTGATTATTATGAAAAAAAGAAAGATTTGGCAGATGGTAGCAAAAACAAAACAAAGGTATTATTCTCGTTTTTCAACAAGACAATAGAATCCGAAGACAAAAAACAGGAAATTAACAACACTCAGAAATATCTTAATAATATCGACGAGTCATTCTTGAATATTAATGATTACATTCACCCACATGAAACATGTGGGAAATGTAACGGAGAATTAATACCTGTCGAATCAGAGGGAGTGATGATTTGTAAAGAATGTTCTTACCAAATTAATTTTATTATTGAACACGAGAAACCATCCTATAAAGAACCGCCAAAAGAGGTGTGTTTTTATGCTTATAAACGTATCAATCATTTCCGAGAAATATTGGCACAATTTCAAGCCAAAGAGACTACACAAATTCCAGATGAAGTATTGAAAAATATAAGATTGCAAATAAAAAAAGAGCGAATCACGCTAAAACAAATGACTAATAAAAAGGCTAAAGATATTTTAAAAAAACTAGGGTATAATAAATATTATGAACATATTCCTTTCATTAAAGATAAATTAGGAATAAAACCTCCTATTATGAGACCACAGTTAGAAGAAACCTTATGTTGTCTTTTTATGGACATACAAAAACCTTATGCTAAACATTGCCCGGATGACAGGGTAAATTTTCTAAATTATTATTATGTTTTATATAAAATGTGTGAACTATTAGGAGAGAACCATTTTTTGGATTTTTTCCCAATGTTAAAAGACCCAGTCAAACGAATTGAACAAGATGCCATTTGGAAAAAAATTTGCAAGGAATTACAATGGGAATTTATACCAACTATATAATGTTGTATTCTAAATCACGACAATATTTATTAATGTTTAAAGTCTATAAACATTAATTATTTGGAAAGGAAATTATATAACAATTTAGCGTGGGAATCCGACCAGATTTGCCCCCATTCCAAAGCCAGCACCCGAGCGCGCGGAAACGGCCATACTTGGAACATAAGTATCTAAAATACTAAATGTAGCAGCGGCAGTCAATGCAATAAGCATAACCTCATCAATATTCATGGAACGCTTAGGAATTGCATACGCCGCAATTGCTACCATTATACCTTCAACAACATATTTTACAACACGTCTGACGAGTTCGCCAATATCTAAGATTTGTCCTAATTGTCCGATCATTTATATAATCCAACAAGAAAAAAAATATATATAGTAAAATAAAAAATACTTAAAATAAAAAAGTGTAAATTAAATTATAATGACTGATAAAAATACTTATGAAAAACAAAATTTGCCAAACGGCACCAAAAATCCTAAATATGTTGATTTATTAGAAGAAGATAAGTCAATCGCAGGGCAAAAATTTACTTGTGTGAGTTTTGTTTCACCCGAAAAAATTCTTAAAAAGAAGGAATTATTTTTCTTTAAGGAATTCCTAAAACACTGGGATTTTACTAAATCTACACAGAAATTTACACAATTTCTAAACTTCTTGGCTTTTAAATATAATTTGGATTTCGATAAACTCATGTCTGATTTTCAAGAATATACCAAATCCGAAACAGATACTATATCACAAACCACGATTGAAGATGATTATAAAAATTTCGTTGATGCTAAAGAAGAAGACCTATCACAAGAGTTTAATGCTACTTATGATTTTCAAACTAGTACCCGTGGTATTAAAATCAGAGGATCATATCCTACCCAACAAGAAGCAGAGTTGAGGTGTCGAATGTTAAGAGAAGTTGACCCAAACCATGATGTTTATGTAGGTCCGGTTGGAATGTGGATGCCTTGGAATCCAGAAGCGTACAAGACAGGTCGTGTAGAATATTTGGAAGACGAATTGAATCAATTGATGAGCGAAAAGAATCTAAATGAAAAACAAGCCAAAACAGCATTTGAAAAGCGAGTTAATGAAGCGAAGCGCGCTGCCATTGAGGAGAATATTAAAATAGCGAAGGAGAGTGGTAATAAATTAACACAGAATATTGATGCTGATGGTAACCTAGTAGGTGTTGCAAATATGAATACTACCGAAACTGGGTTGAAAGATGAAGTATCATCTGCTGATATTAGAAAGGAATTGTTTGAGGGGAATAATATTAGAACGCGCGAAACTGACAAAGCACACGAGGCTCTACAAAAGGAGAATAATGTCGTTGAAATGGAAGTCAGTGAGAAGAAGGAAGATTAAGAATAAAAATATATGATAATTTTATAAAATTAATTATAAAATTATACGATAACTGTTATGGTATTTAATTGACCATTTCTCTCCAAAAAGATTTTAATATATCTACCATTTACTCTTCTTAACATTAATTTTAGGACCCTTTCTTTGTGATTTCGGGTCAAAGGTTTCTTCTTCGTCATCAGAACCCATATCCTTTGACATTTCCCAAAATTCCTTGGACCCTAATTTAAAATCCCTGTGCGCATCTGCTTTGTACCAGAAAATTTGGTCATCTAATTTATTTGATTTAGCATTGTTAGCTATTACTAGACATTCAAAATTTTCTGTACATTGGTCCATGACTTGACCAAAGCTTTCGAATGTTGGAAACATTCCTGCATAGTTTTCGTATATTCGTTTTCTATTATTTATGTATGGTTCGCGCAGAATAAAAGTATAATCAATATTTGTTCTCAAATTAGGAGGAACTCCTAAAGGGTATTGCATTGTAATAACAACCATAATCTTCCAATGTCTACCATTCATAAATAAAAGACGCATTAGTTTATCTCGGGCCCAAGAGTTATCATATAAACAATCATCTAAAATACAGAACGCCCTACCGTCAATATTACATCGACCATATGCTTCCTTTTCTTTATTAATTTGTTTTATTACCATTTTTTGTCGCTTTAAAATATTTTCAATAATAGCAGTATTATATTCATCGTGAATGAATAATTTAGGAACCATTTTAGAATAAAACCCGTTACCTGCTTCTGTCCCTGAAATAACTGTACCAATGGGAATATCTTGATGATGGTATAATAAATCTTTAACTAAGAAAGATTTACCTGTGTCGCGCCGACCAATCAACACAATAACAGGACCAGAAGCTTTAGTCGCATCAAATGTGATATTTTTCATGTCAAATTTCTTCAATTCTAAATTCATATTGTTTTTATCGTATATTAAAATTAAAATTAATATACGCAATAAATGAGTTTAAAGCGGTTATAATTTTTATAAATAAAACCTAATGTTTGACTTATATTATAACAAAAATGACAACGCTGGATTATTTAAATCCTTGGATAATATTGGCATCAAAAATGTTCAAAATTACATTCCGATTTATAAACATTTTTTTTCATTAAAGGAAACAAACTATAGAAATCTTAATCTTAATCACGCATATCATATTACGAATGCTACAAAAACAAATACACATAATAAATTTAATTGTACCATAAAATCTGGAGAGAAATCAGAAAATAAATTATGTTTTTTTAAATTTTCTCCACTATTGGATCCCATTAAATATATGGTTGGGAAATATAATGATTTAGGAGATACTGAGCGCAACGCACTACCAGAACTTAATGAGAATATTTGTCATGCAAAAGTATTGGACCCAAACAATGCTGCTTATGTTGATAGTTTTTTCTCTTATTTAACAAGTCAAATGCATCACAATTGTTATTTTCCACACGGGCTGGATTTTTTTGGGTCGTTCTTAGGTATTCAAAAAGAATTTATATACAATGTAGTCGATGAAATTGATTATTTACATGATTCCACTTTTTTTCATAAAAACAGAGAAGACAAATTCAAAATTGATAATATTGATATAGGAATACTGACAGATATCGATACGCGAAATTACAAGAAAAAAATACAAATAGGAAAAAATTTAAGTGCTAAAAATATAGACTCTGTTACAAATGATGATTTTCAAAATGTATTTTATTTATCCGATATCTCCAGCAATAATTCTTCTATTTTACCGGATTTAGTTTTTGAATTTGATTTGCCCAAAAATCAATCTAGAAAAACCGATTCGACCTGTTCATCTCGCTCGTCAAATTCTACTTCTAACTGCTCTGAACAAATTAGTATATCTGACGATGAAGAAAACAGCGACGACTCTCAAGAATCATCTAGTCTCGGATCAGATATAGAAGTAAATGGCGTTTTGTATGATTTTCCTACGCAAATAATATGTTTGGAATGTTTAGATGATACATTAGATTCATTATTAAATGAAGATAATGAAATGGACAGTGATGAATGGAGGGCATGTCTTTTTCAAATTGTTATTATGTTAACCATATATCAAAAGGTATTTAATTTTACACACAATGATTTGCATACAAATAACATAATGTTTCAAAAAACAGATAAGCAATATTTATATTATAGATACAACCAAAAATATTACAAAGTACCCACATTTGGAAAAATCTTCAAGATTATTGATTTTGGACGAGCAATCTATAAATACAAAGGCCAAAATATATGCAGCGACAGTTATCATTCAAACGGTGATGCAGCAACTCAATACAACTGTGAACCATATTTTAATTCAAGAAAACCAAGATTAGAACCAAATAAGAGTTTTGATTTATGCAGATTAGCTTGTTCATTATTTGATTATTTCGTTGAAGACCCGAACAATGTCGACCAAATGGACATCATTGCTAATCTGATAGCAGAATGGACCAAAGATGACAAAGGACGAAATATATTATATAAGAAAAATGGCGACGAAAGATATCCAGATTTTAAGTTGTATAAAATGATAGCAAGGACTGTCCATAAACATACACCACAGTCTCAATTAGATGGACCATTCTTTAATAGATATATCGTTCCGCGAAAAAAAATAAATAAAAAATCTAAAATAGTCGATGTGGATAAAATGCCTGATTTAACAGAAATTAATTAATTTGGAAGTTGATATGAATAAGTTAATTCATATCAATTATGACACTATGGTCATCGTACGACTGTCTGGAGAAATGTTCTACAATATCATATTAAAAATCCGGAGGCGTTGTAAAAACAGAAGGAGCAGACATTGTCGCCTTTAATGGTTCCAATTGCTCTATAATAAACCCTCCGCCCAATACACTTAAGTATACCATGACTGTTTCACGCATTAAAATTTTAAGTGGCTTGTTTTCTTTAAGAATAAATCTCATTTCTAAAAATCTAATAAGTAGATATAATCCTGCGATTACTAAAGCTTCCAAAAATGTATATGAATTCATTAATATAAGTCAAAATAATCATATTAATATTTTACCGCATTATAATGTTTCAATACCCGTTAAAATCGGTGGTTTTTTTAATGATAGAGAATCGTCTAAAATTTGCACATCCAATGCGTCCAGTTTCAAAGAAGGCGCCTCGCTAAAAATAGTAAGCTTATCTTCGTCATCATCTTCCTCTTCATCCAATTTTCGTTGGTCGTTGCGAACTTGGCTTATTTTTTCCAATCTGTCAATGGTTTTTGGAGCATCGATATTTTGGGCAGGAGGATTGCTTAAAGGAGACCCTTTTACATCATAGTTTATCACACTATCAACATCGTTAAATGATATATTGGCTGATTTAAATATTGGAGGGTCCGTCACTGGAGACAACTCATGGTCCACCACTGGATGCGACGCAGGTTCTACCATAGTATCAGTTGATATTTTAACCAATGGTATTGTAGTAATATCCAGGGATTCCTTTTCAAGTTTATTGTCTAAATCTTTAATGGTTTCCTCTATTTCCAAGGTGAGTTTTCCACCATTTGGTTTATCATCCACAGATTTAATAGCATCGGTTACCTTCTTAATCTCTTCTTTAACCTCCGCAGAAATAGTCTCCTGTAAATTATTTGACGAACCCTCAATTTCATTTAATGGTTCTGTAAATTCTTCTTCCATTATTTCTTCCTCGGTTGTTTCATCCATGTAAGCACGCAATATTTTTTCAACTGGCATACTCTCTCTCACAGTATTCAAAACGCACTCTTTGCAAATTGTTTCACATTCTCGCACATTTTTTTGTTGTGTCAACGGTGAGATATTTGTTTCAAATAAATATACGTTACTGTAACATTTTCGCGCACATTTTATATAAACCTTATGAATAAAATCGGATAATTTCGGAATATCAATGTCTACTTTTTTTTGTTTTGAAGCTACACGTATACTGGTTAATATTTTCAATTGAGTTATATGAACACATGTTAATAAATCTTCTAAATAATTACACTTTGACTGTTGAATTATTCGTTTCGTTTCATTATCAATCAATTCTTGATTCCATTTCGGAACTCTAGTTAAGAAATTTTGAAAGGTCATTAAATATTTATCATACTCGTCGTTATCTCTGCATAAATTACAAGCTTCTTTAAATATAGATTGCAATCCTTGAATTAATAATGGCGTTAAAATATTAACGAGATTAGCAGAATACTCATTCTTTGCCTCACTCAATACCGAGGTATTATAATCATCCATTTACATTTCTTTTATATTTTCTAAACATAGTTCCGGACGCATAAACACAACATTTATCATAAATGAAATTAATAAGATTTCATTTCTAAACTCTTTGCGAACTTTATCAAAATAAATCAATATTGCATATTTGCGCTTATTTTCAATTTTTGAACTATTGTAAATAATTTTTATTATATCTAAAGCAGAATATGCTCTTTCGTATAATTTACTAGAAAAACACATACATTTATCCATTGTTGAATAATTTGCTTTTTTATCAAGTTGGTTAATTAACCAACCATGTCGTTTGGTTTTTAAAGTTTTATATTTTTGTTGTATAAACTTTTTTTTATATAAATGCAGACTAGTCTCTTTCCCATCAATAATAGGCAAACGAATAAATATATTGCAAAATCTCGACAAAATAGGCTTTAATAATTTATTTTGATTTTCAATTACTATGAAAAAACGAGTTGTGCGACTAAATTGTTCAATACATCTTCTCAAAGCAGACTGCGCATCCGTTGTTAATTTATCCGCATTAAATAAAACTATGCTTTTAAAAATATTACCCTGTTGCAGATGTATATTTGTTTTCGCAAAAAATTTAAGTTCATCTCTAATAAAACGAATGCCTTTACTATGAGCACAATTAATATACATCACATACCGCTTAATATTGTCGACAGTTTTATAAATATTAGTAATAAAATAACGCAGTATATATCTTTTACCACATCCAGACGGTCCATAAAATATTATATGCGGTATTTTTTTTTCCTCAATAAATGCTTTTAATTTATGCTTTATTTCTGTATGTATGTCCAATTCTTTCATTACTAATAATGTAATAAATATGTTTAATATAACTTTTGTATTAAAGTTATATCAAAATTATGCAACACTGTACAACGATTGCGTGTAAGGATTATTATTAAAAGCTGTAAGATTTGAAGGATTGTTTCTTTCACCGTCTTGAGAATATTCCCTCACATTTCTACCAGACATTGTACCGTGGGTTGAAATGTTACCTGTTTGCTTTGGCATGTTCGGAATAAGTTGGTCCGGTTGTATGCTTCCAATTTTCCCAGTTGAAACATTTTGCGTATCATTAAACAATGACATTCCCCCTGTTTTTTCGTAAGCACCCTGAGCCGCTTCCAAAACTTCTTTATTAGGATTTAAATTAGCGTTATATGCGGCATTATACACCGGTCCAGCGGTAGACCAAGGCGTTGCTCCCGCATCACCCGTGTAGGAACAACTGGTAGTATCGCGCTGATTGGTTACCGGTTGATATTCCGCAGATAAGTAACCACCTTCACTTACACCATAAGTACCACCTGGATTTCCATTTGGTCTAATATTATCAATTGTTTGTTCCTTAATAGTGGTTTTAGTGCGGTCAGCTGGATTCCAAACCCTGGCTTCACTAACCCCATACGACCCACCAGCGTTACCGTGCGGACGGATATTACCAACGACATTTTCTTTTCTAGATGGTCGTAATACATCCAATATGGGAGCGGTGATAGCTCGCATCCATCCACCAACCACTCCAAATCCATCAGCTTGTCTGGTAGTGGTTCTTGAATTAGGCAGAGATTGATACCCGTTCTTACCATAATCATCCTTTGTTGAATCTCCACCTGCTTTATAAGTACTATTATAAGCGGGACCTTTATATTTTTCAAAAGGTGCAAGAACCGGACGCCTTGATTTTCTAAAGTTCTGCTCTGCCGGACCTGCCAAACTACCACCATCTTGATTTCCGTTACCATTGCCAAAATATTCACGACCCACATTACTTTTAATTGGCTGCATCACTTGCGCAGAACGGTTTGTTTGTGCTTTTTCTTGTCCTGTTGTTGTAAACCATCTATCCGGTGAGTTTAAATAGAATGTATCTGGTCTATTCTTTTCTACACGACCTTCATGACCCCTTACAAACATTCCTTGGGCAGGACCTTCGTGATTTGCTAAACCAAAAGTTACCTTTGGATTTGTTTTCGTTCTCAACTCATCAACTGTTTTTGGCAACCACTCCTGTCTTGCTTCCATACCAGCATTGAATCCATTTGAACCTTCACTTGAAAATCCTTTGTTTAAACCTGGACCAACTCTTATTTCTTCCCAAGGTTTATTGTTTGATATATTTCGTGAAGGGTTCATTCGAGATTGCACAAAATCACTTGTACTAGGTGTTCCGTGTGCCCAATTCATATTCTTTTGTGGTTTAAATAGCGGAGCCTGTGCTTTTTTTCGCTTTTGTTGTGACCCCCTTCCCTGCATTTGGTCCAAAAGACCTTCGTTTCCATTAAATCCGGTGGTCCTCTGCGTAACTTTGGACCCAAAAAAAGGCACCATATTATTATGTTTTATATCACATTTTTGCACATCACTTCCCGTGAGTGACTGAAAATGTGCCGCATTAGTGGGGTCACCACCGTCTGTAATTTTCTTCTCATATATGTCTTGTTGAAAATATCTGTCAGTTGCTGCATTTGGAGCAGGATAATATTTGGTATTATTAGTTAGTTCCGCATAAGTTGGTTTTGGATAATTTACAGGAGGGTTTACTGGCAAGTGAGATTTTGCGTGTCCTGCAATTAATTCACGCTGTTGAGGAGCAGATACATTGTCAAACCCTTCTTGAGGATGACTTTTTTTTTTATCATTGCTTATTAGCCACATTGCACCTAAAGCTACTATTGGTATTGCTATTTCAGCCATTTATATATAATGCAACATATTTTCTTATTAAATTAAAACAGAAAAATATATCTAATTATTCATGGGACAAGGAATTTTTGGAGTAAAATTATCACGCTCTAATAACTGAGTATTAAGATTATTTTGGAATGGCATACACACGTTTTCTTGCGGATCCAAAAAAAGTGGGTATCTGTTGGATTGTTCTAAATCTCTGTACAAAAATGCAGGATGCGTTACCCTAGACTGAGAAGTCATTTCTTGTCCACAAACTGGATATTCCTTTTTAGTAGAAACTACTGTACCAGAGAATGGGAATTTCTTTTGAGCACAATCTTTAGAGAGCGGTCTTGTAATGCCTAAAAGATCACTGTTAATGTCAATAGGCGCACCACCAGGGACATTGCGTAAATTAGTACCCCATCCCTGCATTCGGATTTGAGGGTCATCAAAGAAACATGGTTTATTTCCCCAACCAGGCCTGTTAAGCATGTATCGCCCTGGTCCAGTAGATTCTTCTAAAAGTTTCTTTGTGCGACATGGGTCATAGTTAAATCTAGTAAATGACATGATATAATTATGTTAGATTTTTATTATTGACAACATTTGTAATGTCTGCGAGACCATTAATAGTGATATTTCACAATACAATAAATAATATTATATTAACTTAGAAAATATCATTTAATAATATAACAAATGTCTAAGTATCCATATGTTATATTATTTCGTTACAATAAGTATTCTGAGATTGACAGCTTTATAGAAAGCAACAAGGATTCGTTAATGTGTACAATTCATATCACCTCCAGTATCGATGATTTAAATAAATTATTTAACCCAAATTATCATTTATTAGTAACCTATGGTGACTCCTATGATGAATATTATAATTCTATTGCTGACAAAATACCAGAAAGGTTTTCACGGAGATGGTTTCATAAAAACGATATATCGAACATTGCAGAATTTAATCATAATGTAAATTACTGTTATACATCGACTGTTATTAATAGCAGAGAAAACACACGACCAATCTTCTCCATTTTCACAACATGTTTTAAAAGTTACAATTATATAAACACCGCATTTGAATCAATCAAAAAACAATCTCTCATTGACTGGGAGTGGGTTATTATGGATGATACTCCTGAGGATGCGCATTTCGTATTTCTCAAAACTATACTGGCTTCTGATAATCGCGTGAGATTATATAAGAGAGATAAGAATAGTGGAAATATTGGAAATGTAAAGAACGAAGCAATTTCTCTCTGTCGCGGTAAATATATTCTTGAAATGGACCACGATGACGAAATATTACCCGATTGTCTTCAAGACGCATATAATATATTTAATTCAGATGAAGAGATTGGTTTTGTTTACGGAGATACCATTCATTTACATCGCGATGGGACCAACTTTAATTATGGCGATTTTATCTGCAAGGGATATGGTGGATATTACATGGAAAAAATTAAAGGTAAATGGGTTTATGTTTACAATACGCCAAATATTAATAATATCACCCTTAGTCATTTAGTTTGTCTACCAAATCATCCTCGAATTTGGAAGCGAACCACATTGATGGAACTAGAAAGTTACTCAGAATTTCTTCCTATTTGTGATGATTATGAAATTATTCTTAGAACCTGCTGTAGTAAATATAAGGTTGTTAAAAACAACAAAGCTCAATACATCCAATACATGAATGATGGAGGGAATAATTTCTCTAATATTCGAAACAGTGAAATTAATCGTCTTGGTCCCAAGTATATTAGTCCTATGTTTTATCAAAAATACGGTGTTAATGATAAAATGAGAGATTTGAATGCATATGAAGATGAAAAGTATATTGTTAAACACTCCCCAATTTGGAAGAGAGGGGAGAAATATCAACATAAAAAAATGAACCAGAGAATTAATTTCAATTATGATACACAATATTGTATTATTAATGACGCCATAACTGAAAAGAAATTGGTCGAACTATATAAAAACGACAGAAATGATTTTATATTTTTAAGCAATCGGATGTCGCATGAAGATTTACATATTAATTTAGAATCACTTGGCTTTGACAGGATGAAATGTTATTCTTTTACCAACTGTACCGTCGATGAGTTGGTGAATTATTTCAAAATGGTATATGCTAATGATAATTGTCAACACTTTGTTTTGAAGGAGTTGTCTAGTATAAATGATACCACTGATAATATTTCACACTTGGATAAAACATCATCAGAGTTGAAACAAAAAGTAAACAATATTAAAGTATTAAATAAAATAGTTGACGACAATACAATTTTAAAGAGGAGATGTGATGTATTAAATTGTGTCATAAGGGAACGAAGCCATACTTCTTATTTGGAAATTGGGGTTGAAAATGGATTTACATTTAAAGAAATTTCCGTTGATAATAAATTGGGAGTGGACCCAGATCCTATTTATAAAGGAGGTGACATTGTCTTGAAAAACTCAGACGATTTCTTCAAAGAAAATAATAAAATATTTGACATTATTTTTATAGACGGTATGCACCAATTGGAATATGTACATAACGATTTTTTTAATGCCATTAAATGTTTAACTCAGACTGGATCTATTCTAATAGATGATGTTCTACCGATGAACGAACGCGAACAGTATAAGATACCACTAAAACATTATTATAACAATGGGATATTAAAGTATGGCGAACCATGGACCGGTGATGTTTGGAAGTTTATATATTTTCTATTTCAACATTACCAGTTCGACTTTTCTATCTATAATTTTACAAAGGGATACAGAGGAATAATTCATATATATAATTTTAAAAATGAAATAATCGGCGATATCAACACTGTCGAATTGATGAATTCATATGATTATAAAAAAGATTATGATAAATATCTAAAATATATAATAACTTAATGAAACTTTTTATAGAGATTGGGACATCCGATTTGATACCGAAATTCAAAAGTTTGAGAAAAAAAGAATTTCAATTGATGTAGTTATAGATAAGTTGCCAAATAATAACAATTGAAAATATAGCAAAATTACAAAACTTGGTTAGGGTGTGTGATTCTGTAAACATTATTCCATGAACACATATACCATTTTCAGAAATCCCATTTCAGAAATGGGATTTCTGAAAATTAATACATCGATATAATTATTTAAACAACTATTGTACAATAATTATATAATGGTAGATATTGTTCGTCGCAAAACAATATGTTTAAACATGATCGTTAAAAACGAATCTCATATAATATCCAATACACTGAATAACATATTAGAACATATGAATATCGACTATTGGGTAATATCCGATACTGGCTCTACGGACTATACGGTGAATATTATTCAAGATTTTTTTAAAGAGAGAGGGATATCTGGGGAAATATTTCACGATAAATGGAAAGATTTTGGACATAATCGAACCAAAGCATTGGAACATGCGTATGGTAAATCGGATTACCTCTTCATTTTTGATGCTGACGATTTGATTCATGGAAATATAAAATTACCATCAATCCTTGACAAAGATTCATATAGTTTACAATTTGAAAACCCCGTATCATATCACAGAAACATATTGATTTCAAATAGAATGAGATGGAAATATGTTGGTGTATTGCATGAGTTATTGTATAATATTGACCCAATAAAGTCTCAAGATGATTTGTTAGGAAATTATAATATTCAATCGCGACGCCTCGGTGACCGAAGTAAAAATCCTAATAAATATGTTGATGATGCGCTTGTGCTAGAAAAAGGATTTGAAGAAGAGAATACCGACCTGTGGTTAAAATATAGATATGCGTATTATTGCGCACAAAGTTATAATGATGCTGGAAAATGGGAGAAGGCAATTGAATGGTACGAAAAAACATTGACGCTTAACTACTCGCCACAATACAAATATTGTGCATGCGTTAGAGCAGGGGATTGTTACAACGCGTTAAAACAATACTCAAATGCGATTGACAGTTGGTCAAAGGCATATTCCTACGATAAGAATAGATTGGAAGGTATTGTAAAAATCATGGAATATTTCTATAATAAAGGACAACATTTTATGGTTTCATCGTTATACAATAAATTTAAACATGTGAAAATAGGAAACGCCAAGGACAAAATATTTTTGGATTATTCGAAATATCATGATTTTCATTATTATGCTTCCATTTCCGGGTGTTATTGCGACGAACATAATTCCGCTTATGAAGCGTGTAAATATATGCTGCTTAATAATATACGGAGTCCTGGTAACACAATCTACAATTTAAAATTTTATATGAAACATTTCAAAGAAGATGGTAACAATAAATCACTTTTAGATTACTTTGTTACTTACATAATGAATCCGCAAATTGTTTTCAAAGAGAGGGAACATGCTTGGAATATAGTAAATAGTATTATGAAAGAACAGATGTTGGAAAAGTATTTCATGCTTGAAAATATCATTACCTCTTTACAAAAGAAAAATATTGATAAAAATAGTAAATATTCTTCCTCGAAGAAAATACTCATTTATACTGGATGGATGACCCATTTATGGAATGAATCGCACCTTGAAGCGAAAGCATTGGGTGGTTCGGAAAAGGCTGTTGCGTATTTATCGCGCGAGTTTCCAAAAGAGTATGAAATAATTATTAGCGGTGATGTTGAGGAAGGGACCTTTGCTAACCGAACATATATTCATCAAAGCAATTTGCAACCTATATTAGACAGTACAGAATTTCATACAATCATTGTTTCTAGGAATATTAATTTTTTAACCGAATTTAACAATCTTAAATGTTTTCAACTGATTTTATCACTACACGATACTCACATATTGAGCCCTGATAATAATGCAAATTATGTATTAGATATGTATAATACCAGTATTGACAAAGTTGTCACGCTAACACCATGGCATAAATCAAATATATTGAATATTTATCCAAATATACATTATGATAAAATAAAGGTTATTAACAATGGGATTGATATTTCACAATTTCCGAATACCAAAGAAATCGATTGTGAATCAATCCAAAAAATAAGAAACAAGTTTATTTGGTCATCTAGAACAGAAAGAGGACTCCACATAGTACTGAACTTATGGGGTGAAATTATAGAGAAAATTCCTGACGCAACCCTACATATATGTTCTTATGGTAAATTTCCCAAAGACCCAGCAGAACAAAAAATGCTAGATATAATCAATGGTTATGACAGTATTACATATAAGGGGAAACTAAACGCAACGGAATTATATGATTTAATGAGTATTTCTGAGTATTGGTTATATACAAATACTTTTCCAGAAACAAGTTGTATTACTGCAATGGAGATGTTGATGAGTGGAGCAATATGTTTATATTATCCATTAGCAGGATTGGTAGATACAATTGGTAATTATGGAATACAAGTTAAATCAGGAAACGAAATCGAAACATTAATGAATTTGAGTGAAGAAAATAAAACAGAACTAATTAAAAATGGAAAAGAATATGCTCTAACATGTTCTTGGACAAATAGAGCGAAACAGTGGATAAATATGTTAGGATTGGATATAAAAAATCATAAAATTGGTATATTTAATAGCTTCCCTTTTCATTATGAAATGTTTGGGTTTATTTTAAATTATGCCAAGAATAATGAAATTCTAGTAGATATATTTACAAATACGCAGAATGATTTGGGATGGATTGATTTTTATAGAGAGAAATTTAATAATTTTAATGTAATAGATTTCAAAAAATTTGAAGGAAATACAAATAATTATTCAACTTTCTTTGTAACAACAGACGACGATCCTCTATTTAAAACTGAATGGATTGACAATAATGTTGTTTGTTTAAATCATTATTATAAAATACGCTCGCCAAATTTTAAACATTATTTAAATGTGGCTAATTTTAAAGATAGTCCATTAGAATATAGTTATCCGTGTTATCCTTTAATAAATTATAAAGAAAAAAAACAAAATACTACTGTTTGTGTTATTGGAGGAGGGAACATTCATACTAATCATAACATCGATATTATAAATAGATTAGAGTCAAAAAATAAAATTATTTTGAATATATTTGTTAGAAAAATATGTAATACAAATATTTCAGGAGTAGATACTTCAAAATTTAATATAAATTTTATAGAAGATATAGAGACACAAGAAATGATTAAAATATTAAAACAAAGTTCATATATATTAATAAATTATAATAGTAATGAAGATCATAATAATGGGATTAGTTGTAGTGGTTCATTACAATTAGCATTATCTACACTTTGTAAACCAATTATGGTGAATACGTCTAATAAATATTTACAAATAGAAAATGCGTTGGAATTTGACATTGCGTCTGATGAACAAATAAATATCGATGGAGAAATAGATTTTAAAGCTATTGAAGAAGAGAGAAATAAATATGTTGATAAATTTGAATATTATTTAAATAATATTAAACAATCTTACAATTTTGAACATGATGAAGTTAATATTTCATTATTAGATAATATTAAAGATTATAAATCTATTTATCAAAATTATATGGATCGTGGTAATACTGAAATTATGTTTAGAAAGTTAATTACCCACATTTTTCCATATTTTAAAGATAAAAATATTATAGACTTAGGCGCGTATATCGGTGATAATTCTGTACCATGGGCATTAAAGTCAAATGGTATTATTTATGCCATAGATCCATCAAAAGAAAATACAGATTTTATTGATAAAATGGCAAAACATAATAAATTAGATAACATAGTAACAATAACAAGAGCTATTTCTGATAAATCTGAAACAATATATTATAATGAAAATGATGATACACATATATCTTGTAATACTAATACAGGAAGGGGGTCATTTCAAGCTACTAATTTAGATAATTTAAATTTAGAGAATATTGGTTTTATACATTTAGATGTTGAGGGGTTTGAATATAAAGTATTGCAAGGGTCAATCAATATTATAAATAAATACAACCCTATAATTGTATGGGAAAATCATATTGAAAAAGAAGATTATATGAAAATTGTAAATTTTTTTAGTAGTCATAACTATAATACTTTTTTAATTAATGAACAATTTCCACATTGCTTTCCAGATTGTAGAAATTTTATTTCTCTCCCAGAAAACTCAAATATTAATATAAATAATATAAATAAAAAATTTCAGGAAATTTATAAAGACTTTACCCCAGATAAAAATAGACATTTTTTAGTAAAACAAGGTGATTCAAATAATATCCAATCAACAATTTATCTTAGAATTTTAAGCGATCGTTTTTCTTCAAATAATATGGAGGATTGGATGGAAACTGATAAATTATTTTATATGTATAATAAACCTGTTATATTGACGAAAAAAGATAATTACACCCATTGTATAATTATTAATGTTGGAATGCCAAAATTAAATATAAATAAAAATAAAGTAGTTGGAATATCACATGAACCAACTTTACCTGAAGAACCTTTGCGTTCACAAGTTATAGAATATGCTAAAAAAAATATGCAAAAATATTTTATTGGAGATAAAAATAATTTACCTGAACCATTTATTGAAGGACAAACATTTATGTTTCATAATAAAACTAGATACCATAATATTCCAAAAACTAAATTTTGTTCAATAGTTATCTCTAAAAAACAATGTACATCTGGTCATAAATATAGACATAAATTGGTAGAAGCTATATTAAAAACAGATTTACCAATAGACATATATGGATATGGAGTAGAAACATATAAAAATAAAATGAATGACCCTCGTCTTAAATATCATTTACCAAATACAAAACTAAATCCATGTGGTACAGACCCATTTGTCGATTATAAATTTCATATATGTATTGAAAATATGGTATCAAACAATTATTTTTCTGAAAAAATTGTAAATCCATTGTTAAGTAATATAATTCCTATTTATTATGGATGTAAAAAAATAGATAATTATTTTGATAATATTATTAAGCTTACGGGTAATATAGAACAAGATATAAACTTATTAAAAAAAATATTTGAAAAACAAAATATGTATATTAATACATATAATAGTGATAAAATTTTAGATAAATGTAATATGTTTTATAATTTACATACTTTTTTTGATGATATTAAATTAAAAGATGAAATAATAATTCCAAAAAAAATATTTCAAACTTGGGAACATATTAATATTGAACCAGAATTTCAACAAATAATAAATAAATGGAAAGAATATAATTCTGAATACGAATATATATTTCATGATTCGGGACAACGAC